TCGATGGAACGGTCCAAGAGTTTCCTGAATCAGTTGCTACGCGGCTGCTTGAGAAATTCGCAGAAGTCACTGAGGCAAATGTGCCAAAAGTCGATGTTGACATAGACATCACAAGATAGAGGCGGGCTATACACCCGCCTTTTTTTATGCTATAATTACTGCGAGGTGATACCTATGAACATTAAAGATTTAGTAGCCAGTTCAAATATTTTAACCGATGAGTCCGTATCCAATGCTGACGCGCGTAAATTCTTGAACATGGCCATTGCAGACATTAACACGACTCTGTTTACGGAGTTGCCCTTTTTCGACACAAATTATGATACCAGTTATACCGCGTTGACCGACAGTTGGCAGTTGAATCTTTTGATTCCTTATTGCAACTGGGCTGTCAAAATGAATGATGGTTCCATCACCGAAGCAAGAGAATATCTCCGGATGTACTATGACTCTCTGACAAAGTTTGAAAGAGTTTACATGAGCATCCTTGCTGAAGAACACCTTGGAACACATACAGGTGCTTATCAAATGGACACTTCAACAGCCATTGACTGGGGATGGATGAATGGACGGTTTGGTGGTGGTAAATAATGGGAAGACAACAAATATTAAGAGGGAATCCTGAGTTAAAGCAGGTTTATATGATGGAAGGGTTCAATGGTGGTGTCAATGTGACTTTCGCAGATGATATCTTGCCTACGAACTCTTTTCGTGATTTGCAAAACTATGACATCGAAAGTTATGGTGAACTCTCTGCGCGCAAAGGATTCGGGCTTAACCCAGCCTTGACCATACTATTGTCCGGTCAGTTCGTTGAGAATGAAAACACAGTGTTCTTCACGCTGCTTGACAACGACGAAAATGCTTTTTCTTTAATATCCGCAAGCGAATCTTTGAACTCTTACTTACAAAAACAAGTAACACCTAAAGTGTTAAGAACTTTGAAGTTTGACATCACAAGCGGAGATTTGCGCTGGAAAGTTTACAAATATACTTTAGTTAACACTGGCTTGGTTACAGAAAGTTGGACAGGTACAATTTCAAGTGCAAATTTTGCACACGATGGTTTGTTTCCTATCCAAAGCATTAACCAGTTTGGTAAGATTTATTTCACCGCGAACGACACAGGCATGCTGGTATTCGATGCTCAGGCAACAGACCCCTCAGACCCTATCACTTTCATTGGTGATTTTGGCATATCTATTACCAACTCTGCTTATAAACCAAATGGAGTTGAGGTGCGTAAAGTAGGATTCAATGCCTTGGGTACCGACCCTTTATCCTGGATTGACAGTTCAAATTTGGTAACAGAATCAATTCAAGGTGTGTTCTTAACCCTTACAGACCGCTCTCCTATCAAAATTATCCCAGCAGGGACTGATTTTCAAATCAATATCATTTATACTGGCTCATACAGTGACTTCACCATTACATTTAATGAGTGGTCCACGGCGATTGAGGCAACTCTCACAAAAAATACGACCCTGACCACAACAGGATTGGCCGTTTATGATGTGACTTTAAGCACTCAGCCGACAAATGAGGCTGAAATTGTCATTGAATTCTCTGAGCCAACCATTGAATTGGAGCCTTACTATGATTATTACTATATCGGTCCGGTGCCAGCAGACGCAAAACCAGTAGAAACACTGAATTTAGGTGAATACAAGATGCTGGAAGTCTATGACCGTGCAGTTTATTACAAGGGAAATGAGATTTGGTTTAGTGAAATTATGCGTTATGACTACATTCCGAACTACAATTTCGTGTTATTGCCTTTGGAGCCTTATGATGAAATAACAAAGATACACTTTTTCAGAAGTTCTTACATCGTTTTCACCAAACGGCGCATCTACAAGTTGTCGGGTTCGTTTGAATACAGTGATTTTAGCCTTACTCCGGTCAATCAGGCCTTGGGCTGCATCGCTCCAAACACCACAGCCGTCGTCGAAAATGAATTATTCTTCCTGAGTGACCGTGGACTTCGTTCATTGAAGTCGGATTACTTCAGAGAGGGCCTGGAAAATGTAAAAGAATTCGACCAGGGCATTTGGCCGTTGGTCAAAATAAGTCCACAGTCCTATGGATTTGTGTACAAGGACCAGTACTTCCTGATGCAAGGTGGTTTGGATGCTCCGGACAATGGAAACATTCGCTTCAGAGACTTCCCGATGCCTGACCAGGTGAGATATTACTACCGATTTGGGTCATTTATGACTGATTTTTACCCACTTGGTGTCCTACCTGAGTTCATTTTTCACGAACAGGGGTATATTCATTCTTTCAAAGATGGAGAGATATTCACTTATGGTCGAAACTTAGGTGATTTTGGGGAGCAAAACCAGTATATAATCGAAACTCCATCTATCAACTTCGGCTATCCTGTGCATCAGAAGAAAATCAAAGCAGTATTGCTGAAGTGTTCCGGTGGAGAATTGTCACAAAAGGTTCAATTAGATGTCTTCGCGGATGGTGCAATGGTTTATACCAGCACGATGGTCCCTGTGGACGAAACGGCAGAAGGTACGATTATTTATGAAGACCTTAATGCCACGCTGGATGACTCTTTGCTGCCTATCACTATTTACGGCGAAGGCATCAACCGTATGCACACAAAGAAACTTAGAGTTAATACTTCCGGTAAGAACATTGCGGTTCGCCTGACTTTCATGGAAGGCCAAACAAACGCGGTTCAAGCCATTGGATTCATATGGAAACTCGGAAAAGTGAAGGAGTGATTCTATGAAAATTAAACTAGCGCCAGGGAGTGGAGGAGAGTATCAACAAGATGCTGCCTCCAACACCCGCCGCAGAGAAATCAGAGCCAAACGCATTACGGACGGTTCCCTTGAGGAAGCGTTCTTTCTGCTTCAACCGGACAACATCACACAATCCGTGTTTAGCACTCCTGCTTGGGACAGTTTTGCCAGCAGCAAAGAAAACACCGTAGTTCGCAGCGCCACAGAGCCTGTGACAAAAACGATGAATATGTTGTGGATGGACACTTCGGCTGTGCCTAACATTTTGAAAAGATGGGATGGCAGCCAATGGGTGTTAACTTCGTTTGACCAGGCAAGTATTGAAGCAACGGCGAATTCTATTGCGTCAACGGTTGTATCTACTGTACAAATCGGTGGTGAAAACTTTGTAAAAAACGCAAGTTTTGGAAACGGTGTTATAAATTGGTCAGGTTCAGGAACACTCATTGACACGGCTGTCGGTTTGTCCGATACAAACAGTTGCAAATTATTAGGTTCAGTCGCGGCAGTGTATCTTTTACAAGATGTTTACCCTGTCCCTTTACCTGGAAAAAATATTGATTTAGTGACCTCTGCTTATGTGAAAAGTGTAAGTGTCGTTCGGGGTGCAACAAATCCATTGATTTGCCTTCGTGTTCAGTACCATTACACGGACGCAACTTTTGTTGATTATTTTTCTGAAGAAGTCATGAACGGAACAGAAGATTGGAAGAGATTGCAAATCGTGCAAAAGACTGACCAAACAAAGACTATATCCAAACTCCGTATATTCTTGTACGCAAGGGACTTTGCAGGTACTCTCTATTACGACGATGTACAAGTGGAATATGGAAATAAAGCAACTTCATTCGGTCTTTCAATGACTGAATACTCTCAAATTTTGCAGACTGCTAATGAGATAGTTCTTGCTGTCGGTACTGTCAAAGGTGGCCAGGACTCAATTATTCCTTACACACAACAGACCTGGGTTCAAGGAGGCATTGACGGAACAGGTATAAATATTGCAGCCACAGGAAGACTGCGCTTGATTGACTATGTGACTGTGGAACCTTTGACGGATTATGTATTCAAAAAGAGCAGCAACTGTGAAACGGCGGTTTATTGGTACAACTCCTCGAATGTTATTGTAGGAGTTAACGGCTGGATAACTCAAAATGAATTTAAGATAAATTCTCCTGCAACAGCAGTTAAAATGAGAATTTCGTTCCGTAAGAGTGCAGCAGAGCCTGTTATTACGGTTGCCGAGATGCCTAACTACCAAATAACCGGAAGCAGAGCCACACGCTTTTTATCCGGTGCACGATACATCTTTGATGACACAAGTTTTAGAATTAGGAATGTCGCTGGAACTGATGTTTTGACGGCAGACACAGATGGAAACTTACTTGTCACTAACTTAATGCGCGTAGGTGCCACACCAAACGCAGGTTTAAACGGTGCAGGTACAGGTGGAACGACCATAAGAATGTGGGCCGGAGCAGCAACTCCTGTAACCAGCGCGGACTTCTATGTACGCGATGATGGTTATATGAAAGCATCCAGTGGTCTAATTGGTGGATGGTCTATTTCTTCCACGGCCTTGGCTAAAGGAAATTTAAGTTTGAGTGCTTCCGGAACTAACGGAACCATCTCGATGGGTGGAGCAACCTTAACCTCTAATGCTTCAGATACAATTACCTTGACAGGTGCTCTGCTATTTGCAGGTAGTCCTGGGGCCTCTAACGGTGGATTTAATGCAGGAACTAATATTACAACAGCCACAACGCGCTTGAATTACAGTGGTTACTTATACGCGGTTGGTTTAAGATATGGAGCAGGCGGAAACAGTTCATACTCAGATGTCCGAATGAAAGAAGATATTGAAACCTTAGGCATGTTCAAGGCCACAGACTTCATTATGGCTTTGTCTCCAAAACAGTTTAAATTCATTGACAGGGCCGAAGACAAATTGACCTATGGATTGGTGGCTCAGGAAGTTGAAGCCGCCATTAAAAAAGTCGGTTTACCTCCGCTGTCTCTGCTTCGTGTACCTTACGAAGATGATGAATACTATGGGTTGGATTACTCTCAATTCATTGCTCCGTTGATTGCAGCAGTACAATTATTGAACGCAAGAGTTCAAAGATTAGAAGGAGGATTTGCATGGTAAAAGAGCATTACAACCACTGGTTGCCAAAATTGTTAAACGCGGAAGGTGTGACTTTAGGTAGTCACATCTTCTATTACGATGATGATGTGTCTTACCGCACCTTTACTCATGAGATGGTGCATGTTGAGCAGTACCGGAAATACGGAGTGCCTTTATTTTTGCTGATTTATGTGGTACACTATGTAATAGGAAGGCTGAAGGGGTTGTCCCACGATGAAGCCTATCGTAACATTTGCTTTGAAAAAGAGGCATTTGAAAAGGAGGTAAAAGAATGAAAAATTTGAAATTTATTTGTGTGGATAGCCGCCTTGAAATCACTCCTCAATATGAGACAGAAAACGCTGCTTCTCAGATTGTTGTGGACTTCACCGGAGCCGGAGTGGACACTTGGACAAAATGGGTCAATATCGAAACAGGTGATGGTACTGGAGTGCCTATCAGTTTAGGAACTGGTGTAATATGCAGTACACCTATTTTGGCTGCATGGCTGAAAAAGGGACGGACAAAATTGCAGGCTTATGCTATCGGACCATCCAGTGAAAAGATTGTCTTTGAACTGAAGTACTTTCCGGTGCAAGCCTTTATGGACCTGGTTGGAGATGACACTTCCTATGACCCATCAGCCTTGACATTATTGCAAAATTTATATTCTGCTTTGGCTATTCGATTAGATGAAGACGAGGCAGATATTGTTGATATACTTGCGGCCATTTCTGTTTTGCAAGGGGTGGATTCTGACCTTGAGGGAGATTTGTTTGCGCTCTCAAGTGAGTTAAACAATGTTCAAGGAGATTTGCAAGGTCAAATCACAGATAACCTACTGCGTTTAGAAACGGCAGAAGATGATATTGACGCTTTGGAAGTCTTGGCAATTACATTGGAAGATGAAATTCCTTCTACCCCTTTACCAAGGGTAGCCGATTTGTTGGGTGCAACAAGCGAGGCAGATATTCTTGGAGCCTTGGCAACGATTAACGCAACGCTTGAGGAAATATCTATTCCACGCTACGACGACATTGTGTTTGAGTTTACACCAACAAGGGTCAACCCCACAACTAGCAAACCTGATTACGACGCAACCAATATTGGGTTACTCTTTCCAAGAAACGACACAAGCGAGGCGATATTCATCACAGTTCAGATGCCTCATAAATGGAAAGTGGGGTCAACGATTTATCCTCATGTCCATGTGGTTCAAGCATTGAATTTGCAGGCGACCTTCCGAATGGAATATAAGTGGTACAATATTGGAGACCAAATCCCTGTCTCATGGTCAACCTATGACATGCCGACCTATACCGTGCCTTATACAAGTGGTTCGATAAGTCAAATTATCAAAGGTGATGGCATCAGTGGGGTTGGAAAAGATATTTCTTCTATATTAAAGATTAAGTTGTTTAGAACTGACAATGTGTACACAGGGGACATCCTTGCCGACCAATTCGATATTCATATCGAGGTTGACGGTTTTGGTTCTGAAACACAGTTCAGTAAAGAATAAGAAAGGGGGTTAGCATATGGCAACTCTTATAAAAACGATTAAAGATAGTCTTGGTAATCTTATCGTACCAAGAACAAGAGCCATTGCCGTGACATTGGAAGATAATGTGACGAATGTGGAGCAGGCATTGGCAGGAAAAGCACCTTTGGTTCACGCGCATGGCGATTTATATTACACAGAGACTGAGGCAAATGCTTTGTTGCTTAACAAAGTGGATAAAGTATCGGGCAAGGGTTTAAGCACAAACGACTACACAACTACGGAAAAGAACAAAGTAGCGAATGTTCCTGCCGATACAACTACGGCTCTTTCAGGTAAAGCACCTGTGGTTCATAACCACGACGATTTATATTACACGGAAACAGAAATTGACACAATGATTGGTGATATTGAGGCAGTCCTCGACACCATTTTAGGAGGTGCTTAATATGTCAGTAGCAACAAAATTACAAGCCGTTTATGACGCTATTTCATCCATGAAATCGGCTATCACAAGTAAAGGTCAAGTTCTTACCGATGTTCCCTTGTCAGGATGGGCGAGTAAAATCAATGCCATTGAGACAGGTGGCGGTATGGAAATAAACGGTCAAACCACAGTAAGTGGAGTAGCAGATGAGGATATTAGTGCGGGGGATGCAGTTGTAAGATTTGCAAGACCAAATTTTGTAGATAGTCCAAATGATTCTTTATTTTATAGAGGTGCTTATCAAAGATATTCTGCCTTGTCACCATCAGGTAAATTTCTTGTAATAGGTGGTGCTCTTTCTACTTATGATACGGTTGTTTACAAAAGAAATTCCAATGAAGGGTTTGATTTCTTTTTCTCTTTTCCATCTACTGTCTCAGCACTATATTATTGTTTTCTTGATGACTATCGAATATTCGGTAATTTTGCAGGTGTTGGGGCGTCAGTTATGGTCTTTGATGACTCAGGACAGTTTGTTCATGAGTCACTCTCAACACATGGTATCCCTGAAATTCCTGTTGGTTCAGGTGCATTAAATAGTGTTTTCTCAGATGGCACTGGAAAATATATTCTTGTTTTTGTTCGTGTTAGTACTTCGACATATTTGAATGGTTTAATTCGTCAAGAAAATGGAAGTTATACACTTTGTCAAAGTACATTACTTTACACACTATCTTGGACTTCTAGTACTTCTGCAAATCCTGTTGGTTCGCCTGGCTCTAATGTCTTTTATTGTGCCTGTTCATCAACATCTTTAACAACAACTGGGTATTTCGTTAGTTTATACGAGGGTTCATTAGAGCGCACGCAAGACTCTTCCGCTCATTCTGATGTAGGTGCCGCTCTTTTCGGTGTTTTCTCAAAAAATGGTCTTCGCTTTGCGGTTAAGAAGAGACTTATTTCTGACCCTGTTGTTGTTTTGACTAGAACGACTTTAGGGGTTTTACCCACTGTCAAAATCTTTAGTATGCCATTGCCTGTGAGTGTCTTCTTTTTCTTGCCGAATGATGATTTAGTTATCTTCATTGAGAGTACTGTCACCGGAACATATCCTAATTTAATCCGTGTTTATACTGTCGATGAATTAGGGAACTACGACTCAACAAGATGGTATGAACTTAATATCCCATCAATAAGCAGAACTTCAGCAGGTGCTAGACAGGCGACGATAACAAACTGTCTTAATTATCTATTTGTTCTGACAGGTACCACCTCCCCATTGGAGTGTTTTAATGTAAGGTTAAATTCTGAAGTGTACTCACTAAGTAAACAAAGTGGGGACTTGCGTTTTCCTTATAACTTAGCCGACATCGGCTACGCACCGCAAGCCATTGCAAAAGACGCAACAGGCGAGATGGTGTCCATCGCACGGAATACGGCATTGTATCCAACAGAGTAGGGGAAACCCTACTTTTTTATTTCCTCCAGTTAAAACACAATGAATGAGTTATACGGAGAAAATATGAAAACACTTAACAAATTGACCTCACTTTTGCGTTGTTGCAGAAATTGATTGATTTTCTTTAGATTTAAGTAAAATATCGCCAAAAGTAAAATGTTGCAGTGTTTCGGATAAAATCGAAATTCATCCGTTTTTGGGTAACATTAAAGGTTATTTACTTTGAATAGGCACTATGATATAATTATACCCGAAAGGGGTGTGACTCATGCCTAAACAAAAACGAAGCATACCAAAAAATCAAGATGTGACTATGGATGTAAATGACATTGTGCGTCAACTAAGCGCACAATTCTCTGACCAAATTGCTGCTTTGAACCAGCAGTTGGCAGCCGCGCGCACAGAGGCCAATGTATGGCGAAATCAAGCCGCGCAGTTGGAAGGGATTTTAAGTGTTGTATTGGATGAAATTGACGGAAAAGCCGAAGCGGCTGAGGAGGATGTCGAATGAATGAATTTATTGTAAACCTACAAGAGCAACTATTAGGATTGACCCTGATAATGTGTGCTGCCTTATTCTTCCAAATTGGCAACATGTTTGCCGGAGCCTATGTAAACAAGGAAGCCTTTGACATTAAAAAGTTCTTTGCTGGATTCAAAGGGGTCGCCATCCTATACATCCTGTTTGTATGGCTGACTACCGGAATCACCGCGTTGCCTTATTTACTTGAAATGACCGGATTGATGACGCTTTCTACTGAAATTACAGGAATTATTACTTATGCTGCCATTATATTCTACTGGGGCAAATACACGATTGACAGAGCCAAAGACATGGCGGATAAACTACTATTTATTAAAGACTTTCGCAAACCTGAACTGACTGAAGAACAAAAAGTTGAAGGTATAGGATAATGAATGTCTTCGCCCTTTGGGAAGCCTACTTGACTCAGGGATTCAAAAGCACACATATGGCCAATGACTACGGATGGATTCGCTTAAATTTAAGTAAACCTCCGGTGTATAGTGTCATGAAAGGTGTGGTCATTGCATCCTATTACAGTTCAGGCGGTGGAAACATTGTGGCCATTCTTGATGATTCAGGGGACTTCCACTGGTATCAATGGCGCTATGTCCACTTAGATGTTAGGTATGTAAAAATAGGAGACAGAGTGGATGTCGGACAAGTGATAGGGCTTGGAGGAAACACAGGCACAAACAGTACTGGACCTCACCTTCACATTGAATGTCTGATTGTCCCGAAAGGATACCGTGCCTTCATTTACGCAGACCGATTGAAGTATGCTGTTGACCCACGCTTCATCATGAGCACGATTCCTGGTCAACCACTGAGAGGAGAACTAATTCAAATGAGCGTCGTAGATACAAGTCTTTTACCAAAAGCCTTCCCGACCATCACGAACTTGCTACTTCGTAGTTCAACAAGTACAGCCACTTCCTTGAATAAAGTTGGTGTTTATGTACCAGCATCAGGATTGCCGTTAGCAGGAATTATTGATGTCGCAGGGTTCAAATGGTGTGCCTTGTGGTATAACAATAAAATTGTTTATGCCGCATTGAAGTACCTGAGAATCGAACCGAATGTCAAAGAAGTCGAAAAAATAGTGGAAGTTGAAAAACCGTTTGGTCCGGTAACGCTTACACAAGGTGATGTTTCAATCACGATAAAGAAGGGGTAATACCCCTTTTCTTTTGTGCCATAATAGTGTATAATATCCGCAGGGGTACAATGTAACAAGAGGAGCGTGATTCGATGGACCAAGCAACATATGTAGGCATGTTTATATTCACTGTGGTAACACTTTCAGGGCTATTGGCGGTGTTTGCCAAAATCGTCACAGCGTTTGCAAATGCCGTGGCAAAATTAGATAATCTTATTCAAAAGTTTGAACTCTCAGATGCAACCAACCGGAGAGAGCACGAAGAATTATTTACGCAACTGGATGCACACAATGAGATGATAAAAGAAGCCCAATGGTTTTGTAAATTCCAACATCCTGACCAGCCCCGAAGAATATAGGGGCTTTTATTATGGATTTATATATGATATAATTGAACCGTAATCAAAGGAGAGTGATATTATGAGTTATAACTATGGACCTACTATGCTCGCCGACAGTGGCGGATACAGTAATACAACCACGCAAGACCCTATGAAAAACTGGTTGCAAGAGCAAATCGACCTACTCATGAGAGGCGGCGGTGGAGGAGGCTCTGCATCGAACTATATGACGAAAGCCCAAGGAATGTTAGGTCCCTTGGATTTAAGTTCGTTTGAAGAACTTCGCGGTGTCATGAATGACCAGTACAACACCAGCAGCAATTCCTTGCAAAATCAGTACAACACCATGCTTCAGCAATTAGAAAAAGCAGGCACTCAAAATAAGCAGGCTTTCGGTAAAGGCAGAGCATCCATTATGGAAAACTCATTTGAGCGTGGCCGTGATGCGTTAAGAGCCTTGTCCTCAAGAGGTATGGCTGCATCCGGACTTCAGCAATTAGGTGATGTTCAGCAACGGATGGAAACAGGCCGTCAGACTTCCGGTTTGGCTGGTCAATTCTATGATGTTCAGGATAAACTGGCAGACAGCCAGGTCCAGGGTCAACAAAACTATGAGACCCAAAAACAGACCCTTGAGAATTCATTGAATCAGCAAATGGCTCAATTAAGTGCTCAGGAACTTCAATTCAAAAATTCTTACCAGCAGCAAGTGGCTTCCCTGGCAATGCAGATGCAACAACAGGCAGCGCAGGCTTCTGCTGCGAAATTAAACAGGGACCTGCAATTATTATCATTAAGACAGCAAATGGAACAAACTGGAGGAGACCCATTGACTGCTCCGGCAAATCAAGGGGGCATGATGGCTATTGCGATGGAACCTGGAGCAAATGACCTTGTTAAAATTGCTCAATTACAATCACAATTCAACTTGACACCTGAACAGGCAAAGTCCTACTTAGGTAAAGTTGAGGGACAATTACAACAACAAGTGTACCAGCAGGAATATAGCACCTTAATGAGTGCCGCACGGTCAGGCAAATACACACCATCCCAAATGAAGGAAATGATAAAAACCCTGAAGGACAGCGGTATTACCTTGAAACCTTCAGATGAATCCATCTTAATATCTATGGTCACTCCGGCAAGTAAAAACACAATCGGCGGTGTGACGGACGCTTACGGTTACAGAGAATTGCTGGGGGACCAGTGGAAGTAGGAGGACATAACATGTCAAAAATTGATGAACTATTGAATCGTTTAGGCCAATCAGCAGCCAAGGGTACGATTGATGCCATCGGACAAACACAGGGGGCGGCTAATAAGTCGCCTCTTTTGGAAGTTCAAAATCAAGTAGATAACTTAGCAGCGCGTATGCAGGGTTCGGGCATAGACCCGACTCAATTCACAGATACCCGAAACCCTTTAGAAAAGATGTTGAATCTTCGTCCTGACCAAAATCTTTTGTTTGACATCTTTGAAGTCATTAACCGTCCTCAGCAAGCCTTGTTTGGAGGAATCCAGCATTTGCAAGAAGGCGGAGATTTTCTAAAAGGCATGGAACAAGGACTTACAAGGACAGGGGCTGAAGAATTCTCCGGCGGTCAAATCCTCCGTAATATGTTTTCAGGAGGCAAGCGCGAAGATGGCACGATGGACTGGACAGACTGGGTTGGTTTTGGGTTGGATGTATTTGCTGACCCTGCTGACCTTGCTTTTCTACCTGTAAGTGCAGTAGCCAATGTCGGACAAGCAGCAACGAAATTGACAGGTAAAGCATCCACGAAGATGGACAACCTGATTAAAGGTGGCATGGCTGCCTTAGGAAAAACAGATGTAAATACCGTGGCTAAAGTAGCCAATGTGGCTGATGATGTCATGGATGTCGGAGAAAAGACCATGGCTTCCATGGCTAAAGATTCTTATAAACTAATTCGCGAAGGAGAGAAATTTGTATCTCCTACGGATTTAACTATGCGTGCTTTATTTGGCACCGTGTCCTTTGGATTAAAAGGAGCGGACGCTAAGTTGGCTGAACCTTTAATGACGGTTCTTGGGAAAGCAGAAGACTATGGCAACTTCAAGAAAGTTGTATCTAACTTCTTCAATCAAACGAAAGCCTTCTCAAAGGAAGCCGTGGCTAACATTCGCTTGGCTTTTGGTGAAGAAGCCTTTGCTAAGAAATACATGTATGAGGCTTTGAAAGCCACCGATGAATTGTTAGAATCCTGGGCCGGACAATTAGGAGTTACACCACAGCGCTTGTCAGAAATGATGGGCGAATACTGGTCGGTCACTTCTCCGGAGCAAATGATGAGAGCCTCCGATATTCTGTTAAAACAACGCGGAGCACAGTTGATTCCTTATTCGGATGAAATGTATGAGAGTTTGAGCAAAATGGTCAACTCAGAGCAAGCCATTGGTGATTTGATGCCTGTCATCGAATTTGAAGGTTTGTCGTATATTGACCTTCGTAAAATAACCAGGGAAATGGTTGACCAAAGTGCAAAAGAAACTTCGTTGGCTATCCCTAAAATGATTAAACATTTGGATGTAGATAACATCTCAAAGTATGCAGATATGCCTTTATTTGAGCAAGCATACACGGACTGGTATGTTCAATACCAACGCATGAGAAAAGGTTTATGGTCCATTCAAGGCTCTGAATTCGGTATGGGTACAGAGTACTTGAGAAATGTGCTAACGGAAGATGCAAGACATGCACTGGCTGAAGTGGATGCGTTGAACCATGTCTTTGATTTAGGCGGACAGACCACCAACAAGACTATGGGAGACCCGACGCTGTTTGCTGGCCGTAAGTATGGGGCTGACCCGATTACCGCAAGTAACTGGATTAAGGCTGAGCGTACTTTAGATACCATGGAGCGTATGGAAAAGGTGTTAGGAGCACGCGCTAAAGTAAGCAATGCTACCGCAGACGCTATTCAAGCGGCTAAACTTGTTGAAGCCCAAGCCCTTGAAGCAGGAAGTAAGATTAAAATTGACCGTCGTGTCCGTGACCTGTTAGATGAGTTTATGGAAGAAACAGGTGTCACCCAAGACATGCTGGATATTTATACCGTTATGATGGAAAACAAACTGGCTAAAACTGAAGTGGGCCGTGACTTGATTCGTCAAGCCAAAGCCGTCGGTTTAGTTGGAGAAGATGAGAAAATCTTAGATGTGTCTTCTCATCGCTTTACTGTGGGAGAAAAGAGTGGCTCTACCTTAATTGAGACTCTTGACCCTGAAGACTATAACCGTTTGGTGTCATTAAAAGCATCAGACCCTAATTTCCAAAGTAAAGTATCGAAAGAAGTTTATAATGCCATCGGCTCTCAACCGATTCCTATGAAGTTCAAAGATGGTACGGCTTTAACGAAGCAACAGGCCAAAGGTTACAATAAATTGACCACTTGGGTTCAAAGACTAAAAGAACTTCGTGCTCCGACATTGACAGGGATGAAGTCTGAAGGTATCATGCAGATTGTTGATGACACAGTATGGTCCAAAATTGATGATGAATCCTTGAAGGGTATTGCATACAGAAGCAAAGTCATTGAAGCCACGGACGATATTGCAGAAGGTTTGACCAGTGTGCCTTTGAAACATGTGGATTTGGAAGAAGCCGCACAAGGCTTGGCCAAAGAACCTGACTTCTTAAAGAAAGTTGTTGACAACTTAAACAAGGCCACAAACAACGCATCGTCTGAAGTTGCTTTGGGTGATTTGATTAGCAGACCTGAATCTATTATTGACTACGCGCGCCGTGAAGTTTTAAGACAAGCACGCGAACAGTACACATATAGGCAAATGAAGACAGGCATCCAGGAATTACTTGGACGCGCTGCAACGGATGAAGATATGGCAAGAGCCGTCGCTTTGGCTGAAGCAGGAAAACCTTTGCACCCACGCTTATTTGACCCGAACTTTAACATTTGGCAGCGTACCATCGACAATTTGGACGGTGACTTCGCTAAGGCCAAAGAGTTAGGTAAAGGTTTGAAGGATGGCACTTATGACCTCAAGACAGGTAAGAAACTTGACCTTGAAGGTGATGACAGTTACATGGTGTCCTTTGAGCAATCTTCGGACGCTTACACACCGGAAGAATACAATAAAATTATCAAAGAACTCATGGACGAAACTGGCAGCGAAGCCTATTTAGGTGTTTACGGTCAGCCTGAAATCAGTTTTAAGGTGGCTACGGAAGAAGAGGCCATGGCCTTAGCCAAGCGCTTTAATCAAGAATCCATTTACTTTAACGGTAGAGTATTAGAGGATGGTACAAAAGTCCCTGCTGACTTGATTATGAATCCGGACTACAATCCTGCAACGAATCAAATTATTCGTGATGTTGTGGAAGAAGTCCCTGTAACCAAAGCGCCGGAGCCTATTATCACTCCTGAAGACATTAAAGCACCGGAACCTGTCAAGGCTCCTGAGCCTGCTGCTCCTGCTGAGAAAACATATCTTGATAAGAAAATTGAACTTGATGAATTTGAGACAAAAGAATTGTCTTCGATAATGAATATCAATAAGCGGGGGACTTCTGTAAAACCTTTCAGAAAGAAAGTCTTGTCGAAAGACCTTGATGATTATATTGCTAAAGGATTAAGTGATGATGTTGGCGAAGATTCGTTCTTCAGAGCCTTCAATATTACAGACCATAAAGGGGCAAAAGGACGCTTAGAAGGAAGAGATTATGAACCTTTGACAAAAGCGCAATATGCAGACCGTGGGCTTGAAAAGTACACTCCTTTGAACAGTAACGCCCCAAAACTCAGAGTTGTGGACAGAGAACTGGCACAAAACCATCATGAAATCAAACGCGTACGAAGAGCCATGGAAAAACTTGACGCGCAGATGGGTACAAATTATGCCAACACTGGCTTGCTGGGTGAGATTTACAAAGAAGTAGATGAAACAGCCGATGCGTTGGCAAAGATGAAACCTGAGGGGCATCAGATTTATAAGACAGCCGCAGACAGCAGAGACAAATTAGTTGGTAAACTTCAAAAAGACTTGAAACTTCCTTCTAAAAAATCCGTTGATGCGTTGGCAAATGAAACATTAGTTGATAATGCTTTCTCAAACAGCCGTGTAGCCAGTGAGTTGCGACTAAGGGCAGCAGATTATCCTGTTGTTGACTCTTTCACGATGCGAAGTGAAGTTATGGAAGTGTTGTCTGAAGATGCTTATGCAATGATGACAGGCAACATTTTAAGTAAAGAATTTAATGACCGTTTTGGAACCATTGCTGGAAGAACAAACCTAAATACACCTTTCTCAGAAGAAACTCAGACTTACCTTCAAAGATTGTACGATGAGGTTCAAAAAGTTAGACAGGGTTCCTTCCCTTATGCAAAGTTTATGCAAGATGGTGTACTTGATGAAGAGAGAGCCTTTGAGGCTTTAAATGATTACATGAAGTCTGTCAACGGAATGTCAGTGCCTGAATTGCAAGAAGAGATGAGAAGGGCTTATAACGCTATTGACGAGATTAAAAGGACAAAATATGACTTGAGACAGGTGCTTGAATCAGAAGAAGCATTACAAAATCTTCAAAACACCTATCAAAAAACAAACAACAAGGCCTATCACTATGGTGACTTAGGTATAGGCAGAGATACGACTTTCAAAAATATGGGTAGTAGCAGAGGCACAGGGCACTTTGGTACAGGCACTTACTTCTTGGGAGAAGAGGCAGCAGAAAGTACAGGCAAAATATCGTCTTATGCAGGCCGCCCTTTGAATGAAGTAAACTTTGATGACTATGCTACATTTAAGCCAGCAACAGAAGAAGCAGGATTTGCTTTACATGATGGATTAAAAGAAATCAACGCTGTCAGTGACAATGTGCAAAGCATGTGGACTGGCCGACCTTACACCGATGCTGAAGGATGGACCCACTATCCTGAGACGATGCAAATGACAGACCGTGAAATGGCTAAAATCGTTAGAGAAGCCATGACCAACGGTAAGTTGAGCACAGACTTGAGTAAAGTTATGGATGATGCCTTAGATTACAACCAACGAGCCATTTCCGCTGGTAAAATTGATTTATATTATGCTAACTTATTTGATTCATTTGTAGAAGAATTTTCAGAAAAGGGAGCAGACACCTTGAACAGATATTCTGCCTTGCTACCTGCTAATTTGAAAACTGTGTTCGATGATTTGATTGCAAAGACAAAGGATGGTGTGGCTGAAGTTTCCGACTTTACAGGAAGAGAAGTTGGTGACATCGTAAATATCTTTGAAGGCATGTCGAACATTCATAAAGCCTCCAACAAAGCCTTGAAGAAGTTTGAGAAGGCAGGCTTGCCAAGGATGAACAAGAGCGTTGAAGAATTTGTGACTTCCTTGATAGAGACAGTTAAAAAAGGTATGTCAGGCGATGACATGGCTCCGACGGCTTCAACCAATTTCATGAAAATGATTGGCTATGAAGGTATAGATGTCCGTGGATTGAAAGCATTAGACAACACTACCTACGGCAGCGTTATATACGATGTCAAAAAGGCTGCACAGGAAGCACCGGAAGCGGCTGCTGTTAAGGTAACACCGGATGACTTCGCTGCTAAAGCACCTGAAAAGGTAACGGAGACTCTGCCGTTTGACTACAACACCAATGACTACAAAGGGACTGTACCTGCACGCACCTTAAATGCTCAAAGCAAAAAAGTCACGCTGGCTACTCCTGAAGAGTTTAATGTCATGGAATCCTTGTATAAAAGGTCAGGACGAAGGGCTTTTGCAGATGACCCTTATGTCTTTGAAAGATTAGTTGCAGGGAAACCTGGCATGAAAATGAAGACTATATTTGAGATTGAGGACACATTAAACAATATAAATCAAAAAATCAATGAAGGTACGATGAGCCTTACAGAAAAAGAACTGGATGACTTGTACACCTTGATGCAAAAGATTGATGCTGAATTCGGAACGGATTTGTCCAAACATTCAATACTTTCCAAAAAGAAATTTGATACTTATAACAAACGACTCAGTGACTACAACGCGCAAAAGTTGGCTTCGACACCTAAAGTGGACGATTCTGTGGACATCCTGGATGAAGTCACCGGAAAAGCGCCGGAGCCTGAGTTGGATATTAACGCGATGTTCAAAGAGGCTGAGCCTCCAGTTCAAACAGCGAAGGCCGTTAACCCTGAATTTGAATATGAAGCATTGAACGACGCAGACTTTGTAACAGACTTGAACGCTAAAGTTCAAATAAATCCATTCGTTGAGAAGGTTTCCGTGAACCAGGCCACCTTATTCCAGTTCGATGACAAGACAATTCAGAAGTTAGCCGAGCGGATGAGAGCCAAAGGGATATTCACGGAGCAGCAAATTGCTGATATTACATCTCCGTTGGGTCAGAAGTGGTTAAACAAGTACATTGATGAGCACCACAAAACCGTGTTCCAAGGTACGGAAGCATATATTGACAAGACTTTGAAGTGGTTGGATGACACTCAGGCTCAAAAGGTCTTCGAGACATCCGTCACAGCCTCTATGGCCGATTTGATTGAAACCTTGCCAAGAACAGTACGCTCAGCCAAAGTGTTTGATGCAATACTGTCTCCGTCGGTGGCTGAAATGGGAAGCCCGAACTCACCATTCCAATGGATTGAATTCGAGGATGAACTGGTCAGCGCTGTTAAAAACGAACAGGGTGAAGTCATTAAAACCATTACCAAAAAGAAGATGCCAAAAGCACCGTTGGGCTTCAAACGGATGTCCAATTCCCAGGTGCAGGAGTTTATTACAAAGATTGAGCGCTTAAACAATTTCATTCAAAGTGATGAGTTGCTGAGCGTGGCTGACTGGATGAAGAGTCAACTTGCGAAGAACGCAAAGAACCCAACAGGCCAGTTAGTGATTGAGGCCAATGTGGCGCGGGTGCTTGAGTTGGATTACAACAAAGTATCCGGAGCGTTGCTGAAATTCGTTGACTTCTCAAACAACTTATTCAAACGAAACAAACTGTTATCCCTTGCCTTCAACATCCGCAACAGCATCGGTATTACGACGAACATGTTCTTGTCGGGTATGGAGTTTACAGACATTGCGCGCAGTTTTGCAAGGGCAGACAACATCTTCAAACAAGGACCTGAATTGCTGGCCAGGGCTGCAAGAGCCGACATAAACACGCTGAGCAAGATATTCAGTCCGGAAGAGATGAAGATATACCAGGCCTATGAAATGTTCATTAAAGGACAGTTCACGCTGCCAAGAACCATAAAGCAAGCGATTGCGGAAGGTCTCTCCGGCTCAGGGTCTGAGTTGATGGATTTGGATGGAATTAAAAAGGACATCACGAAAAATGCTAAGATGCCTGAATGGCTCCAAAAGAGCAAGGATGCCCTGGATACTGTGTCGATTGTCAATGGATGGGGAAATGAAACTGTGGATGCTTATGGTCGTATGGCTGTAATGGTGCATGCCATGGAAAATCCTGAGTACCTGCAAAAGTTGATGGTCCAGGACCCGATTGCCGCCGTTCGCTTAGCCATGTTTGACCCAAAGAACCTGTCCTCTTATGAGACAGAGATTGCCAAGCGGGTCATCCCATTCTATTCATTTACGAAGCAGAACTTAGTCTATCATATGCAAAACCTGCCAAACAATGCGGTCCGCTACAACAGAATCCAAAAAGGATTGCGCAGCGCATGGAATGGTATGGGATTAAAACAAGAAGATTTGGAAGCCTACAAACTGGAGCAAATGTATATCCCGATTCCAGGGATGTCAGCGGATGGCAAGTACTTCGCCATTAAAGCGAACCTACCACAATCCGACTTCGGCGAATTCTTAGGTAATCCAATTCAACGAGTGCTTGCATCCACTTCCCCGCTCATTCGGGCCGGATTTGAAGTGGCAACCAACAAGCAAATATTCACCGGACAGGAAATATCCGAATTCCCTGGTCAGCGCAGCAGCACGATGCCATTCCTTGATAGGAATACAGAGTACTGGCTGAGCCAAGCAGGGTTGGATGTTCCAATGAAAGGTCTTACCGGATTATACAACGCAGCAACAGGGCAAGATGTCCAAGGAGGTCTCATGCAAGCGTCAAACATTATCTCTCAAGGGTCCAAAGAGCAAGGTCAACTAAACCGCGCCTACCAAACTTTAGAGAGATTGCAACAAGGTGTCCGCTACCTTAAACAAGAGGAAAAGGACTTACTCAAACTGGCTGAAATAAACAGTCCGACCCCAGCACTGGATGCAGCCCAAAACAAAATGGATGCACTTATGGCTAAACTAAAAAAAGGCCCCCGATAAGGGAGCCTTTTCTTTATGCCTTCGTTTTACGGAAGGTAGCATTGACATAAGTGGTGCCAGGTTTGCGGTACATATCCAAGTTCAAGTCAGGATTGTCTAAGGTCAACAAGGCTTCATCCAAGCCTCCTTTACGGAAGACTTCACTGATGGACATGCTGAATCCGATGCCACTAAACTTCACATTCTCATAGCGTTCTTTGAACCATTCACTCAAGTCTTTTTCCCTGGCTTCAAGTTCCTTGATTTCCTGCTTCAGTTCAAACAGTTCATAGGCTTTTTCTTCAGCCTCTGTGCTGAATTCGGCTTCTTTGATGACAACCCCTTGAGCGTTGTATTTTGAATTGTAAAGTTCAATAAGGTCATAAGGGAAGTTTTTATAATCTTCAATACCATTGAGGCAAGCGAACACAAAGTCCACCATTTGCTCCATAAGCCCGATAAGTTCATCGTCGCGGCGAATTGTCGTGTAGATAGGCTTTCCCTTCCACATCCCGCAAAGCAGCGCCTGAGTGGCCCCTGTGGCCTGCATATAGGCTTGTACTTGAATCGCATAGCCTTTACTCTGTGTGAATGGCTCTTGAGCGTTGGAGATTTTACATTCAACGACGGTCATTTCACCGTCGATAATGGCCATACCGTCGGTTTTACAGCGGATGCGTTCATCGAAGGCATAGCGCACTTTTTCGTTGCGCTCTCCGATGCTAATTTGAAGTTTGTTCTCAAAGTAGTTGAGAGCACCTTCTTCAAGGAATGTTCCCCAGTCCATGCGGTCTTGCGCATCCTCTGTGAATTCCTGTTCGTCAATACCTAAATCGAAACGGATTTGTTCGGTTGGTGAATTGAATCCTACACCGAAGTAGGACCCCAAACTGGATGCTGTTAGAGTGAATCTTTCTTGTTTCATGGGTTAACCCTCCATTTTCGTTATTTCATAATCAAAGAATAAACGGATGCTCTTCTTATTCTTCCCCATCCCGCCATTATGGCCGTGAGGTACTGGCTCTCCAAAATCGACATAATACATATCCATTTCCTTGTAGGCCTCGTATCGGTCTATTTTGGCAACGGTACCTACCATGTCCTGGTAGATTTCGGAATTAGGTATTGTGAGGTCAGGAGAGGTCACTTTGACTCTATCTCCTACTTTGATGATTGCTGGCATTATTGCCCTCCTTTCAAGATGGCGGACCATCGTTTGACAATATAGTCATTTTGCGGCTCATACAATGGCAGCCGCTCAGGTGATGTTGGAAAATCTTTCCAGTCATAATTTCCATGAGGCACTGTTGGGTCATCCGTGAATGGATACCATACCACAGGTGTGCCTAAGGCTTGCGCTTCCAATGTGACCATCCCGAAGGTCTCAAAGTCACTGAGCATAAACAGGAAGTCTGCATTTCGCATATACGGATAAGGGTTTGCGCGTGGTCCTATAAACAAGGAGCGCTCATGGTTAAGCAACTCATCAGGGACATATTGCCACGCGGCTTCGACATGAGGCTCTCCGACAATGACCAGGAATAGGTCTTCTCTTTCATTCAGGATTTCCAAGGCGCGCACCCATCCTTTTTCCGGAGAGATGCGACATACCATTAGGCCTCTCAAATACCCATCAGGCCACAGGGTCTGTAAACCTTTCATGAGGTCAGGCATGATTTTGCTTGATTTTCTCATGATGTTATTTACATCTAATATGTTTGGGATGACATGATATTCTGAGCGTGGCACTTCCAAACTGAAGGTCTCATATTGCCATTGACTGACAAACACTTTAGGCATGTCTTCAAATCCCAACGGTCCTTTTAGAAGACTCCGCGGGCAATGCAGCCAAGCCACTTTTCGGGAGGATGTCACAAACTCAGAGATGTCTTTCTTGCAGAAGGGTGAGCAGTAAACCAACACATCCACATGCTGCGGCTTCTTGCTGCGCTCTACACGCGTCACTCCTCCCACTCTTCCAACTCTATCATGACATAAGCGCTTTGTAAACATAATTTCGTCAAAAACCTTAATCATTTTGTCGTCACCATCCTCATAACAGAGGCTGACATCGAACTCCATGGTGTGTAATAGCATCCGTGCCAAATTGTACACCGCCATCTCAACTCCTCCTAAGACTGGCTTAGGTATATAAAACATTATTTTTTCCATTTACGCAGCCTCCTTTGGCTTGAAACATACCATAAATTGTTCATCGGGTTGCTCATCCTGTATGTTTTTATATTTTATATCCGAAAAAGAAACCAAATCGTCATCTGCTAATTCAGTTATAACAACATCTGTTCCCTTTCGCCAACACCAATCTTCACCATAATTTGTAGCAACACACTCCCACACACTACCTACTATCAGTTTATCTTTGCGTGATTCAAATTCAACACGCTCATCTATCCACTTCTTGATAAGATTTTCCTCTTCTTCATTCAAATCAGCAAGGCTCATATAACTTAGAGCCATCTGAATCTTTTGATATTCATTCATCCTTAATCTCCTCCTTCGACTTGAAACGGAGTGGGAAGTGCTCTTTTGGCATAAAGCAGAGCAGGAATTGCTCTTTCTTAATGCTTTCATCACTGCTTAAATTAACCCATTGGTCATTCTCTATGTTGGCTATCTTGACAACAGTGCCTTTAATGATAGGAAACCAATCTCCCCAAAACACACCTGTGCACTCTGCAATACACACCCATTCGCTACCCACAACCAACTTATCTTTGCGTGATTCAAGTTCGGTTTCTTTGTCAATTAGTTCTTGTAATTCCATAATTTCTTCTTCATTGTCATTAAATTCCATATCGCCTAAAACTTTATTTGAATCATGTTTCCATTGATTCAATGCCTTTTGATATTTACTCATCTTTACTCTCCTTTTCTTTTACCCAATGCAACTTTTTACCACAATTTGAACAATAATTAGGTTTTGTGGTATCTGTTTCCCATTCGCCTAAATAAACAATTTCATCACAATTATTACAATGCCAATCACCACAATTTAAATATGGTTTATTCATCTTTACTCTCCTCTTTCCTGGTTTTTATCTGTATGTCATACAGTGCAGGATTATCTTTGTGAAACTGGTCCACATTCAACAGTGACAGCGCATTGAATACTACCGCTGCCAAATGGTCTTCGTCCTTCTTTCCCATCATGTATTTGGTCAAGTGGCGCATCAGGCTGCCTAAGCAGGCCGATTGAGGCTGTCCTAAGCGCCAATTATGATTCCCATACTTTCGTCCTCCTTCTCCGTAAAGAGGCGCTACGCGAAGCATGAGGAGGTCATACGGCAGCAATTCCATCTCAGGTTTACCTTCCGCGCTGTCACGAACGGCTCCTGTCACAAATTCTCTTTTCTTTCCGCTACTTAACATTTTTATCTCCTATTGTCCATTTGAACGACATATCTCTTTCCAACATATACTCAATAAATCTTTTCGTATGTGCTACACACACTTTTCCAAAAATATAAGTCATATCAAAAGGGACCAGTGAGCGGTCATCTATATAATAGTGTGCGCCTATTTTTCTTGAGTCATTACCAAAAAGCGCAATCTGCTCAGGTAAATTCTTATTGACGGCATCAAACTCTAAATCAAGCATAAGTTTGCATGCTCGAACGGCTGCCGTAAGATAATCCCCTTCTCTACACGTCCAAAGAATGACTTTAATAACACCGTCTCTTCTTAACTTATTCAATGCAAGACCTAAAAGGCGATTTGGAGCACCAAAATCCGGATAATCTCCTTTTTCAAAAAGAGTGCCATCAAAATCAACGGCTATAATCAATGGTCTTGTCATTTTCGTTCCTCCTTCGCTGCTCTGTGGGTAACAGTGATGCGATAATCTACCACACCCCACTCAACTTGTGAAGTATGAACGACTTGAATCGTCCTCATGATGTCTTCCACATATGTCTGCATGTCTGCTTTTAATCTCTTCTCAAACAAAGACACAGCCTTGTCAATTTCATCTTCCAAAGTAGCAACAATAGTCGCTCTGATGTATTTTTCAATCATTTACACTCCTCCTTCGACTGTGAGCCGATTCAATATATCTTCATTAAAATCCATTTTGGATTGAATCATCTTATAGATGCTGTCTTCGATGGTCTTCTCCGTCACCAAGTAATAATACATCGGTACTTTGGTTTGACCGTCTCTGTCAATCCGTCCCAAGGCTTGCCTAAACTCCAGCGAACTCTCAGGCATACAGAAGTAGATGCAAATGTGACTTCGGTATTGCAGGCCGTCAATGGATTCTCCCAAGGCCGCGAAGTTACCGATGACCACATCATAATCCGGTTTTTTAATCTCTGCAATTTTGTCCTTCGTGGCACCGCTGATGACAATGTATTTTTTCTTCATATGCTCACAAAGTTTGGCCAAGGACTCCCCTTCCACATTGTACTTGTAGAAGATGACCACCGTCTCATCGGTGTTGCTTAAAAACTCCTCCAGCCACTCCAACTTGATAAGATTGTCTTTATACACCAGTCGCTTCTTGTAAATGTCTGTACCAATCACCACACCTGTACAGAGGGTCTTGCGAGCGATTCTGCGGGCTGAAAGGTTTGACAGGTCTAATCGTTCGTAAAAGTTCTCTTCGACCAGCCTGGCATAGTTGTGGGGCGCTGGCAGCGTTATACGAATGTGTTGTGGCTCAAAGTCTCCGAACTTCGCGGTATAATGTCGGGCGAAGGTCCCCAGCAACTCTTCAATCTCCTCTGTGTACTTGTAACCGCTGATAATGCGAATCGGGAAGGGCATGCCTATCGGTTGAATCTTTTTCTCAATACAGTAACGCTGCTTGAATTCCTCGACGCTCATGTCGTAGTATCCAAGGAATTTTATCTGTGAGAAGTAGTCAATGTATCCGCCTTTTTCCTTTTGCGTTGGTGTCGCGGTCAGGATGATTTTCCAGGGTGTCTGTATGCCTATGCGTAGTACAGTTTTGGTGACTGCCACCGGAGACTTCTTTGAACCTAACTCTTTGATTTTGTGACTTTCATCCACGATGACCGTCCAATTCTCTCCGATATATTTGTACAAGTTCGCGGCCAGTGACACGGATTCCAGTGCATAAACTATGCAAGCCTTCTCAGGCCAGTTTTCGTCATAAAGTTCTTCGATATATTGCATTTTGCGTGCGTTGGTCCACTTAGGTTTAAACTCAATCACATCATAGTCTGTATAATCTTTGATAACTTCCATCCACTGAGGGACCACTTTGGCCGGACAAAGAACCAACAGGTGCTCTGTCGGGTTATCTTTGACACGCGCTAAACTGGTCAGGGTTTTTCCTGTGCCAGTACCCATAAACAGAGCAATCGCGGGCATGTATTTCAGGTCATCCAAGATGGCCTGCTGATAAGACCTCAGGCTGATTTCTTTGCGTGGTCTTGTATTTGAATCAATAGCCATTGTAATTGCGCCTCACTCTCTATGATGGCGGCGAAGCCACCTGCCTCTTGAATGTCATTGATGACTTTTTCTTGCTGCAAAGTGGCTTTCCCTTTTCCATCAGGTCTTTTTAATTCGAGGCCAACAAAGTAACCTCTGTATATTGCGATAATGTCGGGAAGGCCAGCAGCCATTCCCATTTGCGTCCGATAATGCCATATGCGGTGCTTATTCAGGTACGCTTGAATCTGCTTGAGCAATTTCCCTTCAGGTGTCATTCTTCTGCATCCAATCCATCGACAAACCCTTCCAAATAGGCCATGGCTTCGACTTTGTGCTCAAACACACGCTCTACCATCTTATGCCCTTTTCTGAACAAATAGATACGAAAAGGATTCCATTGTGATATGTCGAGTTTTGCGCTTATAGTGATGTGAGGATAGTCTTGATTTATTTTAGCACACTCCTCATTGAGGCACTCAAGTTGAGTTATGTAGTTATTCATTTTCAGGGTCTCCTTGCCTCGCAATACCTGCGTTGGCCCACATAACCACTTCTTCCAGTTTAGTCAATGCTAAAGCCCGCTCTCTTCCAATAGGCACAACATCGTTGATAAAGTGGGCCAAGCGTCTGCAACGCGTCCTCACTTCTTCAAAAGCCATCTCATTTTCTTTGACAGGTTTATGATAACTAAACTTATTGTCAATGTCTTCAGGTCTCATTATTTTTCTCCTCTTTTCTTTTTGAGCCAATCTACATAACGGCGCGCATACCAAATCAATTTCTCCATGTCGTTGATAACATCTCCTTTATGGCCCGCGCGGGTCACATACTTAATGATGTTTCCCTTGACAAAGCCAAGGTATTCATCAGGTGAAAGCGTCCCTTCGACACAATCAATCACTTCCAATTCTCCTGTATTGTAGTGTGCAGGATGGTCCACACCCACAGAGATATACCCATCTACTTTAGGGTCATAATCCCAGCGGTCTGTTTTCTTCTTTTCCAAATACTCAAGCCTATCCTTTCTGTATTGCTCTTCAAAAGCGTCTGTTTGACTTCCCATTTATATTTTCTCCTTTTCCGCCCAGTTTGTTTGGGACATTTCTATTTCACACAGCATCGGGACCCAAGGGATAGTTTTTACTAAGTCCTGCATAATGTTCTGAATTTGAACTGCAAGGTTCAATTCTGATTCATGTAGAAGGAAAACCAACTCATCGTGGATACTCATAGCGAATTTGGATAACTTTCCACGCAAGAGTTTAGCCACGGATAATTGTGCTTGTTTAACAATCTCAGCACAGGTCCCTTGAATTCGGTAGTTCGCGCCCTTATAAAAGAAGGAAGGGTCGCTGATGTAGTAACGACGACCATAAATGTTCGTTGTGTAACCTAAACGGTACAACTCTTTACTTGTGGCCTTTTGATAATTCTTAATCTTCGGGAAGGCCTTATAGTAACCTTCGTCCAAGGATTTTGCTGTTTCCTCATCCAAGTCCAACTGTTCAATAATGGCTCCGACACCGCCTCCGTAGTTTTTCAGGAAGTTGGCCATCTTGCCCCATTTGCGGTACTTCTTAAACTTCGGATGGTCTTTGGTCAGCCACGCGAAGGCATGCAGCGTCGTTTCATCATGAACCTCTGTTGCAATCCACTCTGAGCCGTCCTCATTGACCCATTCTCCGCTGTTCCAACGCTGAATGTGCTCTAAGTTCTTCGGGTCAAAGTCTTCAAAGGTATCTACGCTCACGCATCCAAAAGGCATATAGGCGCGGCATAAATTGAAGTCAGGCTCTCCTAACAAAATAGTGTAAAAGGCCTGCACCCTCAACTCCATCTGAGAGTAGTCGAGGAAGGTCATTGTATAGCCTTCATCCGTTATGAATGGTTTTCGTGGATGGAATAACTCTGTGGTCTCATCATCCTCATCGGCTAAAAATGGGTCCTTTGGCTGCTGCTGTAAGTCTGAACTCACGCGGCCTGTCTTCGTTCCTGAATTGTTGATAGTCGTATATAAACGGCCATCGACCATGTTTTTCAATTTACCGTCAATATAAGTACCTATCCACTTATCGGCTGTACGAAGGCGACGGATGATTTCAGCCATTTCTTTGGCCTCATCGGAGCCTTGACTCTCACCAATTTTCTTCATGGTCTTCTTGTCTGCATTTCCTAACATCATCCCAAACTGGGTCTCATAAATCTTTTTAATGACATCATGCTGGCCGGAAGAGAATTCCTTGCCAGTGATTTCTTTCAAGCGGCCATAGAGTTTCTGCTGGAATTCAATCATCCGCTGTCTTGACTCAAGCAGGTAATCAATATCCATCCTGAACCCGACACGCTCCATGTCTGCCACGACGCGTATAAGGTCACACTCCTGATGAAAAATCTCAAAGCCAGGGTCGGTAACTCTTAAAGTAGGCATGGCTCTTTTCAAATATTCCAGCACGATGACAATATCATCCGCTGCATAATTCAGCATCAGCGCTTCTTTTTCCATATAAACATCGTGGAAGTTGGCAGGGCTGTACAATTCATCTATAAACTCAAAATATTCATCATACTCTGTTTTGACAAAAGGTACGCGTTTCTGCCAAGCATCCATCACTGGCTTGAAGTTGACTTTCGGATACATCTTTTTGAATTCATCTTTCAAGAAGTTCCGTTGCGCCTTGTTTATTAAAGTCATGTGATGCTTGATGGAATCCTGTGCTGCTTTTGAATTCTTATCTACATAAGTTGAACCCAATGATTCAAGACTCATACCAACTTCAGAGTCCGCATATTCGGTCAGTCGAGCGACGGAAGTACTGTCTGCCAGTCTCACATCCTCCGGAATATCAAATCCAAAGTTCGTGGTCATGTGCAGGTCAAACTTCGCGTTATGGGCGAACATGTAATCACACTTCGCGGCCATTGCAAACATTGAACTCAATAGTTCAAAAGTAGGCTCAAACAGGTAAACATACTTATCGAAGCCGAAGGCATAGAGAAACGGACGCGCCACCATGTGATGCAGTCCGTTCGTTTCTGTGTCATAGGCCATGATGGAAGGCATGGTTTTGGCGAAGGTCTCATTCGCTTCCTCCATGTCTTTCATGGTCCTGATAACCTTCATTTGGTATTTGAACTTTTGATGTAAAAACATACTACTTGTTCAGCAGTTGCAAGAACTGCTCCAATTCCGTCAAGAACCTTTTTAATTCGTTGGCATAACCTGCCACACCACATACTTGCACTTCTTCATCCAAAGCCTCAATGAACTCAGTTGTCAGCCAGTTGGCTGGATTGTAACGCTCATTGTATGCGGTTTCGGGTTTGAAGTTTAAGAATTTCTTTGCTGCTGCATATCTTGACTCACCCCAAACTAAACCCATCAGAATGACTTCGCGGGCAAAGCGTGTGCGGTCTGTTTTGGCCAACCGACGGATATTAAAGTATTGATTTGAGATTTGGCGCAAGCGCGCTAAGTCACAGCGTGTGAGCAAGCCAACATATTCAAGAACCTCACTGGCTCTTGCGCTGTACTCACTAAACCAAACATCGTAAATTAGGACGAACCTCAATTCAAGGATTCGTGGATGGTATTTTAGGTCAGTGATGTCTATGTCATTGACCACGATTCGTGTCATCGGTTTGACTTCGGAATCGTTTAAGCCTCTATGATTTGGCATATTGTCCTCCTTATTTCGTTACGCTGTCTATCAGCGTTCCACGACTGTTCGTGGTGATTTTAGTAATTTCAGGGTATAACTTTCTGAACTTTTCCGTCGGATAGACGGTTTCCATGTCGATGCGCACCAACTTCAATGACACTAACTGGTTAAATATCGGTTTGAATTTGTCTCCCTCTAATCCGGAGACTGTGGCCAAGTTATTGCGAGAAGTGCGGCTGGACTTGTATAAGAAGTCAAACATGACACTGTTATTCGGATAAAGTTTGTTGACTTCATCCAAGTCATCCTGAGAGTAAACATTGTAAGCATCGTATTCTTGCTTGTAAGCGTCCAAACGGAAGGCTGGCATCGTGTAAATCTTTTTCATGAACTTCACTAAGTAGTCAACGATTTCTTTCGTCACGATGACTTTATTGAAGTCTGAGTCGGTATTCATGACCAGCGCAGCCAAGGCCACACTGAATCGTGCCAACTTTTGATTCGTAGTTACACCGAAGAGTGGAAAATTACACTCAAAGATTTCGTTTAATATTTCTGCCTGCTCCCAAATATAACTCTTAACTCCTTCAGCAAATTCTACATGTTCAGGCTGTCTTGTGACAACCCAGCGGGATTTTTCTTCATAAGCCTCTTTTGGTATCTGATGGCCTGTCAATGTCAATTCAAACGGATTCACACGATGCTCAATCTTCGGGCAAAGCAGGAAGCCATCATAACGGCTCACATCTTCAGCAGACTTGATTAACTCCATAATGGGAGCAACTCCGTTCGGGAAGGTCGAGAGGAATCGTGGGTTTCCATTGTCATCATTGATAGGGTTGGATATGGCAATCATACGAAGTCTGCAAGGCACTGTCAGTTCACCTGAGGCGCGTGTCAGTCGTAGAATACCTGAGGTCCTAATATCGGTCATGGTCTTAATAAAGTCAGGCTTAGCGCCGCTGAATTCTTCCATAACTACTAATCTTTTGTGCTGTCGTGGGATGGCTCCGATGGTATTGCACCATGCTCCATCCACTTTGTTTGAACCTCCGATGAGGCCCACAGTAGTCGAGGTCTTCAGGGACAAGAAGTGCCCGAAGTTGTACAAAGAAGTTAACCTAGAAGTGGTCTCCGATTTACCTACTTGAGTGTCACCGAGGATGAATACATCCAAGGCTCCCCTGATACGCTCACCATAATCAAACTCCAGTACACTATTGAAAACCATATCGGCCATAAGCCACAGGTCTTTATTTAAGTGTTTGGCAACATGATGTTTTGCGCTTTGGTATAGATACTCCAGCCGTTGCTCTATTGTCCCTCCAGTATTGAATTGACTGAGCAGGGAGGGTCGTGGAGAGTAATTTTCATCGCTATTGACGGAGACTACATCATAACAAACTCCAATAATCTCCTGATTTTTGGTCGGGTGATTGAATAAAGCCATGTCCAAGATGTATTCTTTTCCTACATCCAATTTTTTCAATGAGTAAATATCCATTGCGCTGCTGGAGCCGTCAAACTCTTTGTCGATGACAACCGCTTTATAAACGGCTATATCATTCAACAAGTCTATTTGAACCGCTGGCTCTTTGACAGGTACATTCACAAGGGCCAAATAACGCGCCCTGTTGTTGGCTGCTTTGGCATCCACCTCAATGATGTCCAGGATTTTTGCTAATTTCGTGTTTTCCATGAACCAAGAGCGCACTTCGCCCTTCATCATGGTTTCATTTTTTGCGTTCGTTTCCTCCGTTTTTGTAACTTTGATGACCGATGGAATCATGTAAGGCTTAGCGAATTCACTAGTTACTGTGACAAGGCACGAGATGCGTCGCTTCAGTATGTTTTTTGTGAGTGCTTCCTTAATCGTAGTAAATTTCCTGTCATCCTCCTCAGTAAATTCAAAATGCTTAGGCTCATAGGATAGGAATGTAAGAACATCCCCTTTATATTTTTGGATGTAATCGTAAAAGTCTTCTTTTTCTTCCTTGACAAACTCAGCGATGTCAATATATTTAACACTCTTCGCGTATCTTTTCAAGGTCTTTGCAATGTTCTGCATCCCTTTACGGCCTGCCTCATCGTTGTCGTAACAGACAACCACTTCCATTCCTTGAAAGGATTCAAGAGTCATGTCGTTAGGCACGGAATTTGCTCCGCCTGTCAGTGTGATGGCATTGAGGCCCAGTTCGCGGGCCATCATCACATCTTTTTCACCTTCAAGCAGGTAAGTTGTAGTCGTGCGGTCCCAAAGGTCAAAAGGGAATATGTTACCATTTGATGAGCCTTCTTCGGACTTCCACTTTGGAGAATTTTGATGTCTGAGGATGTTATAAGAACGAACATCCATCAGGATTTTGTTGTAAAAAATAGGGACTCCAAGGTACTTGCGGCCACCATTGATGACAAGTCCTAAGTCCAATAATTCAATCGTGTCATCACTCAATCCCAAGGCCCGCGCAGCGCCAAGCACTTCTCCATCGGCCCATAGGTCCATCTTATTTGTTAAGTGCCAATCGTTCCGATGTGTCTGCATATGAACCAGTAGTTTTGAGGCCTCAGCCACAGGGATGTTATTCAGTTTTGCAATAAATTGCTCTTCCGAACCACCCCATCCACATACATAGCAATAGAAGGTGTTTTTATGAGGATTGATTGATGCGGATGGTCGGGTATCATCATGAAAGGGACAAAGTACTTTTACTTCATCCCCTTCAAATTCTACCTCATCGTAATGCTTTTTGAAAAACTCCATGGCCTAAGCCGCGGGTTTCAAGTTTCTTACAACATTGCGCGTTTTATTTTCAGTGGTTTCAAGGCCAGTCTGAGGGTCTCTTTTGGTAAACGGTTTTTCCTCAGTCTCAACAACGATGACAACTTCGCTGCCTAACGCGTCCTGAAGTTGATTCGGAGCCAATTCTTTCATACCGACGGCATGAAGGAAGGCTGGATAACTCCAAGGCATATTCGGATGTAAGTTAACAAAGTCGAAGATAATCGAACCTGCATACTCACCTTCCAAAATTTCATACTTGACCATGGCGGAATAAGTCGTGAAGTTGGATTCCATGGTGAACGCATCCTTGTTGTCCGTGGTTTTCACTTTACGGAATTTTTCATCGAACTGAAGGACTTTCAGCGAAGGATTGACTTTGGGTTTCCATTCGCCAATTTCCACGATATAAGCCTTATATTCACCATTCGGGACCAACTCATACCCGCTTTTATGCTCTTTAGCCTCAACAGGCTTGTTCAAATCTATCATTCCCATTACTATTTTCCTCCTTTTTTCGTTGATGGGTCCATCTTTGTCATTGCCTCAAGCAATTCAGCGATGGTGTCTGTGTCCAATAATAATTGTTTCATGTCCATGACTGTGCCTTTTAAGACGACAAACCGCAGGATGCGGATGACATCATCATAACTCCGAGCCATGTAAACATTGTCTTGAAAAGTCGAACCGTATTCTTTGAAAGCAAAGCGATAACCATAATTGTCAAATTCTTGAAGGATAGGTGATTCATTGATGTTAGGCATGAAGGCATGAATGGCCTCCGAGCGTGCCTGTTTATAGAACCCCTTGACTTTTTCTTCAGGGACTTGCGGATGCTTCTCTAAATAATAACTTTCCTGAACATAAATGTCAGCAATCAGCGCGTCATAGATGCTATCTGAGGCCTTCTTTATGTCGAAGGATTCAACCTCACTTTGGCCCTCAACCAGCGTGCGTGACCAGTCCAAGAAACGGATGAGCAGCAACAGCATATGATGGGTCAACTTGATGGTATGAAAATACTGGGTGTGTTTCATGCGGAAGGTCTTTCCGAAGAAACGATGCTCCGTAAAGAATAGTGTGCGAACCCCTACATAGAATTCGTTGGAGATGAGGGCGAGAGAATATTCGTTCTCACCCACTGTGCGAAATTTTTTGAATAGACGGAATTTCATAGTGTCCTCCTATATCCGATTTTTCAGGCCTGCATGGAATTTGTCAATGTCAGGCAATTTTCTTAACTTGTCGCGAAGTACATCGTCGCTGTCCTTGTCAGGCTGGACGGCAAACTTGTAAGTGCGCAGGAAGGCGGGATTGAAGATACGCAAAGCGCCCGATAATTTGTCAGGGTCTGCACAGTTCCGAATCAACTGGATGACAGCCTCAACCGTATCGGTTGGCTCAGCCTCCACATGCTCCACTTCCATTTCTTGAACTTCAGAGTTCAAAGATTCAGGGAGAGGGTCAGAAGCAGCAGCAACATCGACAACTTTATTTGCAGCCTCATTGACCACTTTGATAGCATCTACTGTGCGTTGGGTCGCGGTCTTCTTTGCTGTGTTAGGTGCTGGCGGTGTCTCAGGTTTCACATCTTCTTCAAACTGAAGGTCTTTGCCTTCATACAATTTCAGGCCAAGGCCAGTCGCGCGAGCCACTAAGCGGGCCTTAGCGCGTTGAAGGGCCTTATTGACCATGTTTTGGTCGAAGTACTTCGGAGCCTCATACTTTTCATTTTGAATCGGGTAAGTCTCCACAAAAGTGCGGCCCATAAAGGTGATTTTCAATTTCACGAAGTTCGCAATGTGTTGAGATATAATCGTATCTCCTTTGTTAACCGTCGTGATGGTCTCAGCCTGTACATGGACAAAACCGCCCTTTTCATTTTCTACAATTTCAATAACACATTCAGGGTCCTGCATTATGGCCAATCGTTCCATTGTGGCCCAAGGCAAGTAAGGGTCGTTCTTAAAGTTTTTCTTGATAAACTCTTCGATTGACTTTGATTCAACGGACTTTCCGTTGTAATTGTCAGTGTAAACCGACAACCAAGTTTTGTTTTCCATCGTTTTCCTCCTTTTTAAGTTCGATGATTTGGGAGAATGTCCCCTCAACTATTTTAACACGCATCCCTAAAACTTGCAACTCCTCAATTAGTAGAGGTATTGATTTCGTTTGGTCAGGCGCGACAATGGTATTACCATAATACTTGAGGGATACAATCTGCCAAGGATGCACTACATTACACTGTTTCTTTTTCATCTGTGACTTCCAGCAAAACCTGACACATGTCAACGATGATTTTTGTCTGCTCACTGGTTAAAATCTGAGCCTTGATTTCTTCTCCGTCCTTATAAAAGGCCAAACCAATAATATTTTCCGGATTTTCACTCTCATCCATGACCAGTCTAAAAGACAACTCAATCAACTTGGGACTACTTGAATTTAATTCTGCATCCATTGATACACACCTCCTCCTTATCCTTCAGTGAAGGATTTTCCATGACATACTGTAAAAGTTGATACTTCTTTAATTTTTCTCTTAACAATTCGTTTTCGCGTTCCAGCACTTCACTTTTGTGACTAGCCCAAAACCATTTTTGATAATACTCCATCCTTTTGTCATTCTCAGCGGTGTACAGTTTGAAGAACTTATCCGCTCTTTTTTGAAGAGCCTTGTCTGCAAAAAATGCTCCGCCCGCAATTAGAGCCAAAATCATAAGCATGATGCAAACAGCCATGAAAAATGCTAACCCATATCTATCCATTGTCTTCCACCTCCTTCTTTTTGTCAAAGCGTGCCCGCGACTTCTTGTTTACATACAAGCGTCGTTTGGTCCTGCCAGTAGCCACATCCACATAAAACTCCCTGTCAAAATCTCTTTGTCGTTGCATTTTCAGCAACTGTTGCTGAATAAACGATGCCATGTTACCCATTGTCATTTTCCTCCTGTCGGTGTAAATGTACCGAACTTTCCTTCCCTGTTCATTCTTGCCAATTCAACTTCGATGTCCTTTTGAACTTCATCTTTCAAAAACTGGATGTAGGTCTTATACATATAGTAGCCTTTTTCCAAGTACTCTTTATGATAGTCCATCATAAAATTTGATATCCATGCGCAAGGTATCTCCAAATAAATTCCGCTGTTCAAATACAAGTGCGGCCATAAACTGTTATTCACAACCGATGGTCTGCTCTCTAAAAAAGCACCATCATTTTGTACAAACCACTGGTCCGCATACTTGTTCTTAATCTGCTGGATGACAACGAATGGGCTAAAACCAGGTCCGCCAATGTAACCCAAGCAGCCATCCTTCAGCCAAACTTCTCTCAGGCCAAAGAAGCCATCCTTCAGTACTGACAGTATAAACAACTCCAAGACAAAAACCAAGTCCAAAACATGCGAGCCGTCACGCGCATAGTTATTACGCGCAAAACCATCGTCGGTCATCTCAAACACTGGTGTCTCCCCATACAAATTAAAATTTTCCATTCTTTTTCTCCTTCCACTCATCCTGAGCCATAATCACCAAAGCAATAATCCAAATCCATGCCATCTGTACTAGTATGCCTAATACAAGGCATACCAGCATGATTCCAAAGTTTATCATCGTAAACTTGACTCCGAGGGATGGAGTTCCCATCCCTTGAACATTTTCTTAAAGACAATGATGTCTTTCAAAGCCAGTGCATAACACTCAAATACATGAAGAAGTTCGGTCCGTTTTACAAGGATGACATCCGCGTCCTTTTCGTTTGAAAGGCTCTTGATATTTTCTTCAATGATGGCCAAAGTCTCTTCTAACTTTTTTTGAACTTCATCGTTCAATTCTTCAGTCGTTCCCATTTAGTTCCTCCTTTGAGTTATTGTATTTCCATATCTCAATTCCAAACAAACATTTGCCTTCTGCAATTAGCCGCTGCTCTTCTTCATCATCCTCAATCATGGATTCCGTTCCGTCAGGCCATAAGGCAAACACAGGCTGTGGCAACTTTTCATTCAAAACCTTCAGCAACTTCGCAGGCATCACAAACATTCCTGAGTAGTCATAACCGAATTCAATCGAGTCCATAGTAGCCGCAAAGACTTCCAGCCACTGTGAACCGTCAAACGGCTGACCATTACGCGTCTGCCAACGATATTCTTCATAAAGATTGAAGGCATCACCGTAACGACGCTCTTTAATGAGGTCTTTGGCCGTCGCAGCCAGCAGGGCCATGTCATCGAAGTAAAGATACTTTTGCGTGCGCTCTTCGGATATTCTTGAGATTCTGAACTTTTCCAAGTCTATCTCAGCGGCCTCAGGCTGTATATAATTCGTGAGCATGATTTTCTCCACTGTAAACTTGTAGTCATAGTACCGTGCCCAAGACTTCGCGTTCATGGTCTTTTGAGACAGTTTCAACTTCAAACTAAAAAGAGTGTAACGAATTTGGTTGATAATCATGTAAACAAAAATCTGTCGAGTCTGCACATCCTCCGTCGTGTACACCGCAAACTGACCCGCGGATGCGTTTTCATCCAGCCATTTTTGCACAACCCATGAGGCTGTGTTGATGGCGGAGGTGACTCTAGGATAGTATTCCTCACTGAATATTTTATTCATTTCTTCGTGAACCTGAAAAGTCATCAGGTGTAGCGGGATAATTGTTTTGTTTTCCATAGTGCCCTCCTTAATAGGACTCCGCAAGTTCGCGGGTTAAGAAAAAGTGAATACCGCTGGCACATTCCTCCCAACGGTTGTCTTCAAAATCATATTTAGGTCTTACAGTCTTGCCAACTTCATAAGCAAAGCGGTCACAGTGCATGGACCATCCTTTATCCACACTTACATAATCAGTGTACGGCAAAGCATCCATTGCTGGTTGTAAAATCTCCAGCACAAGCGCCTCCGAGGCCCTGCATTTCAAGGTCGTTGACATACTCCGCTGAGCATGCGCAGGTATCAGCAATTTACACAAATAGCCGTCTTCCAATTTCTTCCAAACAATCAGGTCTCCCTCAGGGATGACATTGACAAAACCGACAGTCTCTTCGTTGATGCCAAAAGGTGTCAAAAATAGACAATCCATAAACCTTGCGTTCGTTCCGACGGCTCCTCCGACATATACATTGTCAAAAGTGCATCTGTAAAAACGGACTCCGCGAAAATCTGAACCTGTAAACTGAAGGTCTTTGAAAAAGCAATCCACAAAGGTCGCTCCCTTAAAACAGCCCTGCTCAAAAAACCAGTTTTGCTCAAAATAACACTTCTCAAAATGAGACTCAGGCAAATAATTTGCGTATCCCAAAGGCTCTTCCACGATGCGGGTGTTTTCCAGTTGGAAACGAAGGCCCTCAGAGTCATTGCGCTTAGGCACAAAGAGGTGATAATGTGCCTCAATCATTGCATCCATTTTTTCCTTCGCGATTTCTGTTAAGACGGTTTTGGTAAGGTCAGCGCCTTGTGATGTGTTTGATGTGTTAAACATGTCAGTCCTCCTTTTGAACTTTTGAGTTCAATAATGGTGATTCATCCAAATACTTGAGAATGACGGCTTTGGCCTCATCGCGGTCCTGCGTCATTCGTACTTCCTTCAAAAACTTTTCTCTTTGGTCTGCCTTGATGTAATGGCATAATTGACGCGCTGCATCATTGATGGCCTCACAATACCAATAGGCCTCCCATGGTCGATTGACATAATGTGATTTTCCGTGCGCCAGCAGGCCCCATTTCCCTGTGTCAAAAACTTTAACATGCAAAGTGTTTTTGGCTTTTGTGCGCGTGCTTGTGAATTCAAAGGTAATCATACATTCACCAACTTCACATTCTCGTAGCCTTTGACAGCATTTACGGCCCTTTGGAGTCGGGCCGTCTGCATGGATTTTATAACATGCTCCAGTCCATTGCTCAAATTGATGAGGTCTTCTTCGGTCATATCAATAGCAACGCGGGCATCGGTTTTCGAGATGCGTACATAAGCATAGTCTCCGCCAACCACAGGACTCATATGACTCACAATCAAAACATTGAATAGGTCAACTCCCACTTTGATTTCTGCTAAACCGTCTTCGTTGGTAACTGTCAAGATATGGTCATACCTTGACATTTCGTTGGTTGATTTTTTGGTTTCCATAGTTTCTCCTTTTGAACTATTGAGTTCAAATTCTCCTTATCGGTTTCAAAGTCATGTATCTTCGTTGAACAGCGACGGAGGTCACAACACATTCGATGCGGTTGAAAACATACGCGTCGGTCAGCGGCTGGTACTCCTTGATTCCTAATACAACTTTATCCTGAGGATTCAGCATCTGTGCAGGGTCATAAAGCACATAAGTTCCTTCCCGCGTTTCCCTGATGGATTCATAGCCGTTCGGAGCAATGTGATGATGCAGCGCAAACTCCCCAAAAACATTTTCATCCAGTAAATAAGGCAGCAGGGATTTCGTGTAATTGTAGCGCTGATTCCTGCTCCATGGCCCATGAAAATAGGCCTCCTGAATTTCATCCTGCTTGTCAGGATGTCTCAGTTCCCTGAAGGTCACATAATTCGTACCGTCGTGATGACTCAAGGCGGCCTTGATGTCATAGCGGTCATAGTAAAAACCGCTGTATTCCTCCATAACACGGAAGATGGCGGCCAGTGATGTGCCCGCAGGCCAAAACTTAATGGCTTTTACGCGGCCATGCCATAAGCCTGCATCCACTAAAGCAACGATGCCATTCGGGATAATGATACCTGAAAATTCTGCTTTGAGGTCTTCCAACTGGTAGGCCAGCGAATCGTCGATGTACTGAAAAAACGCGGTGTCACTTCGAGACGGCTCAGCATCAGGGTTTCCCTCCATCTCATTCTCAACATAGGCCGTAAACCAGTCATCCTCATTGATGTCGGAGAATAAATTACTCCATAGTGTTTTTGTGTTTTTCATTTCCATTCTCCCCATCGTTCGGAGACTTGCTCTTCGGTCAGCGCTCCGTAGGTATAACCCCTGTCGTTGCTGAAAATCACAGGCGCGTTTTCATCCATGTCTTCCAAAATTTCGATAAGTTCCTTGACGGTCAAGGTCGAGTCGATGTAAATTTGAGACGGCTCATAAGCGGTCCGCTCCGTCGATAGTTGAACAAATTTGCGTTTCATGGTTGTGCTCCTCCTTACAGGATATGGTCCGTCGGGATATGAAAGTTTTCCCCGCGGACGGCTGCTGCTAAATTCGAGATGTAAATGATTTCATCCATGGTCGGGATGGTCGAGATGATTTTATTGTCATAGTCGGTCAACTGTGCATAGTAGGTGTTAGCCATCAGTGTTCTGAAGGTCTTCGCAGGGTCCACATAGTTTTTAGCATAGTCGATGTAATAAAACGCGTCGCTGTATGCCTTCCGAATTTGCTTGTAAAGAGTGACTTCATCATCCACTAATTTCAAGGTGGCCAAAACCCCTTGATAGCCTTGTTCTTCGGCCTTGATTAAAACGACATGCGCAATCAATAACGCGGAGTCTTGCTCCAGCAGCATATTGCGGTCCTTGATAACTTCTGCTAAACTCTTCAGGTCATCTGTAATCTGAATGATGGGTCTCATACAATAAGTGTATGGTCGTAGTGTTGTTGTTGTGTTCATTTTTGTGCTCCTTTTGAACTCAATGGTTCAATTTTGTTATGTCTCCGTTTTGGAGAAAATAGAGCGGATTTTTGAGGTCCGCTCCGTCAGTTAGTTATTTTACTTCTTCCTTATCCATTTCTTCTTCACAGTCTGTGCAAGTCAAGTTAGCATTGACAGCGGCTTTGAATGTGATTCCGCAGGTCGGGCAGGTATATTGATATTGCTCCTTCTTTTTGGCTTTGGCTTTCATTCCGCTGATTTCTTTTCGAGCGATGGCCATAGGATGGTCCAGTTCCTCAAACATGGCCTGTAATCGTACCAGTAGCGCGTCGGATAATTTCGTGTGCGCCCATCCATATTTCTTTGATTCTTCCACTTCCAGTCCGACGGCCTCAGCGCCTGCTTTAAAGCGCTTGTTGTGATATGTGCCTTTGCGGCTGCAATCCTGAATTTTCTCCATGATGTTTTTGAGATGCACCATCTCATGAATCAAAGTTTGCAAGGTGTCGGATAGCGGACGGTCCGTAAACTCCGCGCTCAAGTTGATTTCATAGGCTCCGCCTTCTTCGTCGCGCCATAACTCCGCTGTGCTGCACCAGCCATAGGCCTGATGCTTGCCGCGTGTTTGTATCGTAACTAAAACGCGTGCTCCTTCATTTACATTCTTCTGAAAATACGATTCAAAAATTTCGCGGTCAATCTTATAAAAAGCATCATTCAATGTGCGGACAGCCTTCGCGTAGTTTTCGGATAACATTATTTTTCTCCCTTCGTGGCGCGGATAGCAGCGCCTAACAATTTATAAACTTCTTCAGCCTGCTCAATGCTCATGTAAGTGCTAAAATTCTCATGAACTCCAAAAACTGATTCACCTGTAATCTGAATATACAGGCCTTCAACAAACGGTCCTGAGAACTTAAATGTCTCAGTGCAAAAATCGGTGGTCGTGGTAGATGTGAATTCAAATGCGGTCTTCGTTTTCTCTTTAATGATAGCCATTATCATTTTCTCCTTCTGCTGTCATCAGCATACTGTTAAGCATCAGGATGCCTGATGCTCAATGTGTAAAGTGATGACTTTTGAACTCAATGGTTCAATAATCTATTCAGGAAAATTCAATTCAAATTCAGGTCCGTCTTTGGGTTGCGATTCCATAGACTCATCGAAGGCCTCATCCGTACCGCCTACTGTCAGGCAGCAGGATTGACTCCAGTCATAGATGGCCTGCTGACAAAACACGCGGCCCATCGTAAGCGCGGTGTTTGCATCTTTAATCCGTACACTGTGCTCAATGTACATATGGCCGTCTTCAACCCATATTCCGATATAGCGCGGTAACTCACCATAGCGCTCACCGACAGTGTTAACAGCAGCAACTTCAATGGCGGCTGTCATGAAAGCATCCAGCAATTTTAAAGTGCTTGCTTGGTCGTTCTGCAATGCAATGGCCTCACCAGTATTCGGTAAACTAATCTGAAAGCCATCCATGAAAGTCACTTCTTTAACCGCAATATCTCCGTTGCTCATTTTCTTGACTTCAATGGTTGCTCCGCCATTGACCATCGCATTGTGCAGCATGTTTGCGGCCATCAGTGATTCGATAATAAATTGTTTTTGAGTTCTCATAATTTCTCCAGCCTGCTGAATCTCATCAGCGCGCTCCAGGTCTTTTGTGTAAGCGCGGACGGCCTGTAAAGATGGCCGTTTCGATTTTTAGTGTTTTCGTGCGGATGGTCCATTATTCAATCTGTGTCGTGGCGCGCTGTCTCATAGCATTTCGTTGACGCGCTCACAGTCCCTTCGCTGGTCCTCATCCTAATTTTGCATCCAGTCAATCGAAGGCCTTAGCGCGCTAGATGCTCAGCGCTCATATGCTCCTCAATCCTGTAATACCCGCAATTCCCGCGGAGGCGTTTTCATCATTTTCTGCTGTTAGGTTAAGCCCTCCCTCAGCCGTTTCCGTCCTGATACCCATACATTACAGCATCGCTGATAAGGTGTCAACAAAATTTTAACATTTTCTTAAAATATTTTTTTTTGGAGGCCAAAATAGGCTTTTTGATATTTTGATAGATGTTCACATAAAATATATTTTTAGAATATAGTTTATGTTCTAAATATATAGAATACCAGTTTTCCTATCAAAAAAATGAAAACTTACTTTTTATATGTTAGTAAGATAATTATTATTATCATCTATCAAAATTCCAAAAACAGATTTTTAACCATAAATGAAAATAGACCTATTTAGTCCTAATAAGGTGTAATTTTACACTATTGTACTAGTGCAAGTAGTACACTCCCGATAAACCAAAAAAAAAGGCCCGAAGGCCTCAGATGCTATTGCCAATACGTTCCGTCTCCATGTTTGAGCATGTTTGCCAGTGAATGGCAGCGAATAGGGATACCCGCCACGTGATGCACAGCCGCCATGCTGTGACCATCCTGCAAGTTGAGAATAACGCGGTCAGCGCTGTAATTGCCAGCCATACGGCGGAGCGCGTGGCGTAGCGGTGCTTGATGCTTAGCGGATGTGGTCATCGAATAGCGGGTATCATTCACCAGCAGGACCAATCCCGCGCCCTGTATCACTGTGAATTCTGCGATACATGTTAAGTATGACATTAGGCGGTTGCCGTCGGTCCATAGGTTGCCTGTGTGAGAATCAGCCGCGCGACGGTCCATGAATGATGCTACTACTGCTGCATTATCTAATCGTTTCATTGAGATTTTCTCCATGCGCGCCGCCTGCTGTGAGGCCGTCCGCGTCTTATACCACCACATTACAGCAGGCCCTGAAATATGTCAACAATTTTCTTACAATCCTGCTGATATTTCGTGTGCTGCTGCTGAGCGGCCAAAAAGATGGCGGGGTGGGTTTGATTGCAGTATTCGCACACGCGCGAAGTTGGCCTTATATATAAATAGCAATTCCCTATCCCCCACCACCACACAGAAACCCAAACGAAACAACCCAGGGGGTGGGTTTGCAAAGGGACTTAATTGTGCTATAATGGACAAGAAAAGGAACCAAGGAGGAACCCAAATGATTGAACCAAACAACACACTGTTTAGACGAGAAGAGGAATCAGACGACGCTTATATCTACCGGATTTCGGAGAAGCGTGGGATAGACGAATACTTACCAGGGTGGAACGCGGTGACGGCTTTCCTGAACGAGCAGATGGGAACACATTACAGTGACTTCTACTTCAGGAAGAAACACAAGGAGTACAAAGCAGCCTTGCAGAAGGAAGCAGAGAAGATGGTGGATGAAGACGGCGCGAGTATCCTGCTGGACATGAAGCGGGACTTGCTGTACATACAACAGGTCAAGACCAGGGATGTGCTGCGTGAGAAGCGGAAACTGTTAAGGGATGAGGCGCGGATAGACGAGTTGCGGGATACGGTCATCCAGGCGGCGGCGAACATGCCGGACATGCAACTGCCGACAGTCATCGGAGAGGTCATGCACGGACCAGGGAACGAGGGCATCCTTTGCATAGGGGACTGGCATTACGGCGGGCAGTACAAGCACTTTTTGGGAGAGTTTAACATCCAGGTGTTGCAGGACAGGGTAGAGGACCTTTTAGGGAAGGTCATCAAGTATGTGCGCAAACACAACATCACATTGTTACATGTTATCAACTTAGGGGACATGATAGATGGGAACATCCATGTCAGCACCAGGGTGCAGGCGGAGAAGGATGCGATAGAGCAAACGATGGGGGTGGCAGAGTTATTGGCCTGGTTCTTGATGGCCTTACAGAAGGTGGTGCCGAATACGACTTACCGGAGCACATTGGACAACCACAGCCGCATCAATAAGAGTTACTATGAGCATATAGAGAAAGAGAACTTTGGGCGCATCATTGACTGGTTTATGGAGGAGCGCTTCAAACGGCATAACAGTGGCATCCAGTTACCGAAGGACAATCCGGATGAGAACATCGGGTACTTCGAGTTGAAGGATGGCAGTCCGGTGGCCTTCGTGCACGGACATTTAGACAAGGTAAACACCGCGTTTCAGAATTTGAGCAGCGCGCTGCGGGTACAGTTGAAATATGTGTTCTTCGGGCATTATCACCAGGCCAAGATGAAAGAGTTCCAAATGGGTAAAGTCTTCGTGAATGGCAGCCTTAAAGGGTCGGACTATTATGCCATGGACAACCGCTATTTTGGCACAGCCAGTCAGATGATGATGGTCATGGATGGAGACGACGAATTGGTGTTGGTAATGAACTTTGACAGAAAAATCTAGGTATGCTATAATGCCTATGTGTTAGATGAATGTTTTCCCTCCTTTCTCGGAAGAAGCCCGCTCTTGTGGGCTTTTTCTGTTTGTGATATAATGTCAACGAGGTGATATGAAATGGCGGCAAAAACGACGCTGACGGAACTGATTAAAAAGGACAAGGGGCTGAGTGACGAGCAGAAGAAGGCTTTCATCTCTATGGCGAACTTGTTCAACTCCAATTTCCGTGAGAACATTCAAAAGACCAGCCTGGAAATGGCTGAAGAAACAGGGATGACCTATGATGACTGGAAGGAATTCCTGGAGCATGCTTCGATACGAAATTACATAGATGGCTTCGTAAATGAGCAGATTCGCAAAAAGACGGATGTGCAGTTGCTGGCCGGAGAGAGAACGCGGGATGCGGCCTCTTTGCGGAAGACACTGAGGGAAGAAGAGAAGGGTGTTGACAACTCGAACTTCATCATCATGCGCATGCCGGAGAAAGTAGAGTACGAGGATGACTAAGAAACTTCAATTCAAAGGACTGGACAGCAATGGCAACCGCCTGTACACCTGCCCTTTATGCAGCAACCGGATGAAAGTCCAAAAGAACTTGTTTTATGGGAAGTGTGAGATTTGCCAGGCAACGATTATTGACTATACACCGATGCCTCATCAGGTCAACTTTCATAAGTCCAATGCACAGTATAAGTTGAATATTGGGGGATTTGGTTCAGGGAAAACGACAGCCAGTTGCGCTGAAATTTCCGACCATATCCTGACTACACCGAACGGAGCCACGGTAGTCATGGCCCAAACGGTCCAGCAAACGATGAACACCGTCATGAAGGAACTGCTGAAATTCATACCTGAGTGGTTGATAGAGCGCAAAACCGCTTCGCCGCCACACATCTATATGAAGAACGGCCACGAAATCATGGTGTATGCGTCGGATGACGAAGAGAAATTAAGGTCTTTGTCCCTGACAGCGTTCTATATAGAGGAAGCATCCAAAGTTGAGTATGAAGTATTTACTCAGTTGCAGTCTCGTTTGAGAAGCAACGCGGGGATGATACACAATGAGGATGGCAGTATCACTTACAAATACCTTGGCATCGTATCAACCAACCCTGATGATGGGTGGGTAAGAACCGAGTTCCTGTTACGGTCCGGAAAGATATTCGCAAGTGAAAGTATTGACAAGTCAGTTTACGAAGGCCTTCGGCCAGTAAAGCGGGAAAAATTCTATCATTCGTTCTTATCTTCATCCAGGGATAACATCATGCTGCCTCCAACATTCATTGAGCGGTTGTGTGCAGGTAAACCCTTATCGTGGGTAAGAAAGTATATAGACTGTTACCTGGATGTCAAGGAGGGTGCGGTTTATCCGGAGTATAGTTCCTGCTTAGTCAATCCGTTTCCAGTTCCGCCCAAGTGGCTGCGAAGTTTCGGATTCGACAAAGGATACAGGGACCCAACCGTATTGTGGTGCACGGCCATTGACCCTGCTACCGGAATCGTTTATGCCTACGATGAGTATTATGTAGCGGAACAGACAATAACGACCCATGCACAGGCATTGATTCCGTATGTGGTGCCCTACAAGTTGTTCAACAACATTCAGTCTGACCCTTCGATTATAAACAGGAATGAGCGGGATGGGGAATCTTATCAAAGTTACTTCCATCGTGCTTGTGATAACCGATTGTATTTGGAACCTGGCAACAATGACTTGTTGGCTGGGATTGAAAAAGTACGCGACTACATGGTCGCAGGTAAGTTGAAAATCTTCCGGACTTTGGAGAATACGACCAAAGAGGCTTCCTCCTATTTATGGAAAGAATCGAAAACCGGAAAAGAGACCCCTGAGGCTAGAAACAACCATGCCATGGATGCCATGCGCTACCTGGTCATGGCTTTACCGGATGACCCACATGAACTTCAAGGTCTTGTTTATAAAATGAACGACAGTCATATTCGGACATTTTACAAGGGAGAATGGGAAGACGATGATGGAACATACACCGCTGGAGGTGTCACTATACTGCAAGGAGGTATAAATGAAAATGGAAGAGAAAGAAATGAACCGTATAATGCAAATGATAACCGACATTTCGGAGGCCAACGCTATCTTAAATGAGAAGGTGACGGCTTTAACTGAAAGAGTTGCAGTACTTGAAGGAGAACAGAGTATTGGTGGGGTTATCTTGGATGGTACTCCTGAATATGTTCGCAAGTATCTTGACGAACAAGGAATAACTAAAGGAGGGATAGTCAATGGATGAACTCAATGAGATGAAATTTCCGACTTTGGAGGAATACACGGAATTCGCCAAAGCCCAGTCACAAGCCAAACCGTACATCAAAAAGTTCAAAGACGCGTGGCAATTTGTGCAGCGCCGTTTTGCTGCGCTTAATGAGAACATGGTATTTTACGAAGGCAATCCGTATGAACTGTCCTATTACACTGAGAACAGGCCCTGGGTTGTAAAAATGAACACCCCTTATGCTTCCTTGGCCATTGACACCCGCACCGCCAGTTTGAAGGCGACGGACTATCGTGGACGCATTTTCCCAATGACTCCGGAGGATAAGGATACGGTTGAAGCCTTGGAGAACATCCTTCATGATGAATGGGAACGCATGGAAGTCGATAGGAGCATTGATGATGCCATCACCAACTCCGCTGTGGTCCGTGAATCCTATGCTCACATCTTTTACAACGATGAGAAGAAAATGGAAATCAAGCAACTTGACACGAATAGTGTGCTTATTGACCCAAGAGCGCGAGAATTCAATAAAGCCCAGTACATTTGTGTGGTGGGTCGGGAAATGATTGAAGTCGTTCGTGAGAAATGGCCAAAATTTGAGCAGTTCTTCCCTGAAAACACAGCGATGTCACCGGATGAACGCTCAGAAATCTACTCTCACAATGAATATGACTTCCTTCAGACTGGAATTTTAACCGTCATGACCATCTTTGAGCGCAGAAAAGACCAAATTTGGAAAGTTGTGCTGGTCGAAGACTTCCTGGTGGAAGAAAAACACCTCAGTGCGTTGAAAAGATTCCCTGTTGCACAGATGCGATGGGCTAGAATCACACAAAGTGCCTATGGAAAATCCTTAATGGACGATATTATAACGCTTCAAAAGGGTATTAACATGATTGACAGCGCGATTGTCAACATTGCCCTGGCTTATGCTTCGCCTGCTGTGGCCGTTCGCAACGGTTCCGGTGTCAATGCGAAGGTCGTAGCCAAAACGATGGGTGCTCCTGGTACGGTTTACACGGTCAATGGAGACCCGAAGACCGCGATTGTCCCGATTGTGCCTCCTCAGATTGATGACAAGATTGTCACGATTAAAAAAGAGATGGAAAACACGATTGACCGCATCGCTGGTATCACAAATCCATACTTAGGCTCCATTGGTACCGCCGGAAACACCGCGCAAGGGGCTAAACTGGCTGTCGAACGCGCAAAAATCATTGAAGCCGAAGTTTTGAGAAACATTTCTGAGTTTGTAGAGACCATTACCATGATTATCATGGATTATGTCGTTCATATGAACGCGGGTGAGGTTGTACAGACAAGAAAATTCTCAAGTACGGAGTCAATGCCTGAATTTAAGACAAGATATGTCCCTGAAAACGCGAAGGATGCACAATATTCGTTCTATGTCAACCTTGACAAGAAAACTCCGTATTCCAAAGAGCGTGAGAGGGAACAACTCCTTCAGATTTATCAAATGGAACACCAATATGATGCTCCAGTTAAACTAATCAGCATCCTTGACCTCATTGGTACTTATGACCTTGAGAATGTGGATGAATTGAAACAAAGGTTCAAAATGTTGGCGGCTCAGAGTGATGAGAAGAAGGCTCAGGTTATTACCGAATTGGTTGCGCTGACCTCTCAATATCAAATACCTCCGGAAATGGTCCAAGGTGCTGTCATTGAAATCATCTCAGGTGCTCAACAAACACCAGTGTATGACCAGGTGATGATGATGTTGGAACAAGTCGGTCAACAGATGGAACAGGAGAAACAAGCATCGCTGGATGACTTGTCGGCTCAAGGTATGGACCCTCAAATGGTGCAGCAAGCATCTCAAATGCTTGAGCAACAGCAAGGTGGACCATCCATGCAAGACTTAGGAATGTAAGAAGAAGGCCTCTATGTAAGGGGCCTTTACTTTTCTTTCATTTTCATATATAATATAGACGATGTAGAAATACAGCACTTTATAGTTCCATGATGTCGTACCGTAGCGACTAAAAACAATTACGCGGGAGGTTAAAATGGAAAAGAAAGAATACCAAGATGACGCTTTTGAGTCAATAGATGATATTGACAAAGCCTTAGCAGAAGAATTTCCGGATTTGTTTGGTGAACCCGCGGATGAACTAGACAAAGACACTCCTGCTAAGACAGTCGAACCTACGGCAGACCCTATCCCAGTACCTGAACCGATTGTGGAAAAGATAGACGAACCCGCAGCACCGACAAAACCCACTCAGGAAGACAAGCAAGGACATGCTTTTGCGGAATTACGCAGAAAAGCCGCCGAGACGGAGGCTGCGTTAGCACAGCGAAACGCTATTCTTGAATCTATGGCTAAAACCTCAGGGTTTAAGTCAGTCGATGAGTACACTAAGGCTATTCAAGAGAAACTACTTGAAACTGAAGCCAAAGCGAAGGGTGTGGCACCGGATGTTTATAAGCGGATGACGGCTGTGGAAGCCGAACTTGAGCAACTCCGTGGTGAAAAAACTACGCGAGAAAGAGCAGGTAAACTTGAAAACTTCAAATCTTCATTGGACAAGGTTGTCCAACAGTATGGCTTGTCCGACGCGGACAAAGAACTTGTAATTGCTCGTCTTGATGAGCAGAACTACACTCTTGATATGCTACTTTCAGTACCCCAACCGGATGCACTTATCAGAGGAGTTCTCTTTGACAAGATTGAGGAAAAACTCAAGTTAGCGAAAGCAAGTACACAAGCCAAAAAATTAGAAGGTGTTGATACGCAAGGTATCAATTCTGCTCAAGCCACTCCGAAGACACTGGACCAAATACTCGATGAGGAAATGCAAGCCTATGCGAAATCGCGAAACATTGCATTGAAATAAAAATAGGAGGTCACAACTATGAGTGATATTAACAAACTGGCAGTTGTACAAGCGAATGGTATTTCGACACAAGAATACTGGGAGAAACGCTTGTTACGCATGATTGTTCTTGAATCCAAGAACTTTGTATTCTCCACCTTAGGCCGTGAAGTTGATATTCCGGCAAACCAAGGCACAACGACTTGGAAAACACGCAGATACAACCATTTACCGGTAGGCGACCACAAGTTGGCTGAAGGTACGGCTCCGACGGCTCTGAAGTTGGAAGGCCAAACTGTAACTGGTACGGTTGACGAATTCGGCGCATTGATTCGCATTACCAACTGGGTTGACGACATCCACATGGACGACATGTTCAAAGTGTATCAACCGGAATTGGCTCGTCATGCTGCTGAAGTCAAAGAACGCAATATCATGGCTTCGTTCGCTGATGCGTCTGAATACTACTGTGATGCCAGTGGTGCCGTAAACACCGCTAAAACTCAGTTGACAGATGCTGATGTATTGACCATTAAGGATGCTCGCTTGGTTGCATTGACCATGAAGAACTTCCGTCGGAATGGTCATCCGAAAGCAGGCGGCAAACCGCTGTTGATTGTTCATACGAATGTTATGCAAGACTTGCTTGATGACGACACTCTTGAAAAGAAACTGTTGGTTCCAGGAAACGAAAACCAAGTCATCAAGATTGGTACCTTGGAAAGATATGTTGCTTACGGTATGACCTTCATGGAAACTTTGATTGCTGAAGTCGAAGCAGTCAACACCGGAACAGAGTCTGTTCCGGTTATGCTGAATGTTTATACTTCGTATATGTTGGGTGAAGACCCATATGTAGTCCTGAAATTGAAATCGCTGAAATGGTTCTCCAAAGGCTTCACGGCTGACAGTGGCGACCCATTGGGCCAAAACGCTCATGTCGGCTATCGCTTTTGGACAGGCGCTAAGGTCATTGACCCTGTTGCTATTACAAAAATGTACAGTGCTTCCGCTTACGATTTAGCATACGCTGATGCTACTGCGCTCGCTGCTGATACCTGGGCTGCTCCTGCATCACAAGCCTAATTAAAGTACACAGGAGGAAATTATGAGTACTAAAAAACCAGCACAAACTGCCATAACGGATGTATCTTCGATGGTTGCTGAAAAGCGTCTTGCTGACAAGAACTACATGAGTGGTTACTCTCAGCGGGTACTGAAGCAATTCAAATCAGAAAAGAGTGTCAAAGTTAGATGCTCGAAGGTATATGCCAATATGATGGGTACGACATGGACATTCTTACTGAATACGATTCCGATTACAGTAAGATTCGATGGAACGGTCCAAGAGTTTCCTGAATCAGTTGCTACGCGGCTGCTTGAGAAATTCGCAGAAGTCACTGAGGCAAATGTGCCAAAAGTCGATGTTGACATAGACATCACAAGATAGAGGCGGGGTATACAC